ATGGCACCTGAGCAGATCGTGAAACTTGCAGAGACATTCGGGGAGCACCGGGACCTGAAGCTGAGCACCATTGGCGTTTACGCCGCCAGGGACGGACGCTTCATCACCAGGCTCAAGGAAGGCGGCGACTCCGGGTCCCGCGTGCTTCGCCGCACGGTGCAGTGGTTCTCTGACCACTGGCCTGATGATCTGGAGTGGCCGCGGGATATCGAGCGCCCGGACCCCATGCCGAAAAAGAGGGCGTCGTGATGCAGCGCTCTGACCTTCAAACTTTGGCGGCAAGCACCGCGCAGGGGCTCAACAACCATCAGATCCTCGCGGTTGCCTGGTGGATGGTCGAGCGGGTTGCCGATCCTGACGACTTCTGCCAGCTCGACATGTTCCTCGGGATGACAGCAGAGCACTGCCGCGAGGTCCGCTTGCAGGCCGCGATCGCGGCCGATCGCCAAGCCTTTGCTGAGGGCAATCCCACCGCGGGTCTCCCGGCCGATCGCCTGCCAATGTTCCGGTGCCACGAGTTGCTGGATCGGGTGGCCACCACTCACGATGACGTGCCCGATCCTGCGCCAGGGCTGCGCGCGCATTTCCGCGCGGCCCTGGCAAAAACCGGCGATTGGATCGCCCGGTCTGACGACACCTGGACCGGCAGCATCATTGGTGCGCTGTCTTTCGCAGCTGCGGCCGCCATCGGTTTCATTTCAGCCGGAGTATTGCAGTGACCAAGATGGATTTGACCCCGCGCTCGCCCGTCGAGCGCTGGACGCTTATGCTCGACTTTTTGCGCAAGGCGCGCGTCGACGGGCGCACGATGACCGACGTCAAGATGCCGTTGGATGTGCGCGATCAGGCGGCTGCCAGGTACAGCCGCAATACTGCGGCGGCGCTGGCTGAGCTCGACGCACTCGACCTCCAAGGTGCGCTGCATGACGTGCCGGAGCTGCTCGACCTGACGTACGGGGGAGGTCGCTAATGCCCGCGCCGCAGAAGATTGAGACAATCTGGCTCGCCGTTGACCAGATCGACGTTCCGGAGCGTTTGAGAGACCTCGACCCCAAGAAGGTAGACCTGATCGTTCAGTCAGCCAGAGAGGGCCAAGGTCTTCGCGATGCCATCCACGTGCGCAAGACCAGCAAGGGGTACTCGCTGGTTGATGGGCGGCATCGTCTGGCGTCTTGCGGTCCGCTTGGCCTGGAAGGTCTGGAGGCCAATGTCTGGAAATGCACCGCGGATCAGGCGCGCTTTATGGAAGCCGATGCCAATCTTTCCGGGGGCCTTCTGACGCCGCTCGACATGGCTGTCAGCCTTGCTGAGCGCAAGCGCGTCTATGAGAAAATGTACCCAGAAACGCGTCGAGGAGCGGCCAGCGCAATGGCTCGGCAAGGACACGAACGGACAGAAATGTCCTTTTGTGAATACGTGGGCGAAGTCATTGGAATTACGGCCCGGCAAGCACGCCGGATCGTCTCGGCCGGCGAGGCTTTGGACGGCGAGGAAGTCGCCGCTTTGCAGCCCGTGTCCCGTCTCCTAAAGATGAATGACCTCTACGAGATCGCGAAGGTTTCGGAAGCGGATGAACGCAGCGAGGTGGTTCGTGCTCTTGCAGGCGGCAAGGTCAAGACCGCAGCCAAAGCCCGAAAAATCTATGCCGCATCGACTGGCGCCGCGCCCGCTCCGGTCGATCCGATCGACGCCGAATTCCAGGCGCTGATGAAAGCCTGGGGCCGGGCCCGCAAGAGCGCGCGGACGCGGTTCCTCGATCACATCCATGATGACCTGGTCTCGGTGCAAGAGGCCCCCGATGCCTGACAACCGCAGCCCAGAGCGCGTCTGGTGGACGCCCGAACAGATGGCCGAGGCCGCGCTGGCAGACATGCCCACGACGGCCCGCCGGATCAATGCCATGGCCGCGCGCTTCAACAGGCGCGCAGCGCCCGGCAAGGCGCGGCGGCGGCGCGGCAAGGGTGGCGGCTGGGAGTATCACTGGAGCCTGCTGCCGATGCGGGCGCAGCAGGCGCTGCTCGAAAGCGCGGCGGAGGACAAGCCTGACCGGGTCTCGCGCGGCGAGGCTTGGGAGTGGTTCGAGGCTCTGCCCGAGAAGGCACAGGCCGAAGCGCAGCGGCGTCTCTATGCCATCCAGAAGGTCGAGGCGCTGGTGCTGGGCGGCATGGGCCGCGATCTCGCCGCCCGTGAGGTCGCGCGTGTGACGGGTGTCAGCCCGCGCACCATCTGGAACTGGTTCGGCCTGATCGAAGGCGTCCGGTCGGATGACCGGCTGCCCTACCTGGCTCCCAAGCACCGCGCCGCCAAGCGCAGCAACGTGCGTCGCGTCGAGGTCAGCGAGGAGTTCTGGGAAATCCTGACCAGTGATTACCTGCGCGAAGAGGGGCCCGGCTTTGCCAGCTGCTATCGCCGCGCGGTGCGTATCGCTCGGGAGCATGGATGGAAGTTCGGATCCGAACGCGTGATGCGCAACCGGCTGGACGCCGAGGTCTCGCAACTGACGCAGGTACTCTGCCGCAAGGGCGTCGACGCCCTCAAGGCGCTCTATCCAGCCCAGACCCGTGATCGGCTGGCCCTGCACGCGCTGGAGGCGGTCAACGCCGACTATCACCGGTTCGACGTCTTTGTGCGATGGCCTGCAGACCCCGGGTTGACCACCGCCGAGGACGAGATCGTGCGGCCGCAGCTCGTGGTGTTTCAGGACATCTACTCTGGCCGCATCCTCAGCTGGCGGCTGGACCGCACGCCCAACAAGGTTGGCGTTTCGCTGGCTCTGGGCGACATGATCGAGCGCTTTGGCATCCCGTATCACGTACTCCTCGACAACGGCCGGGAGTTTGCCAACAAGTTCCTGACCGGTGGCGTGAAGACCCGCTTCCGCTTCAAGGTCAAGGATGACGACATCCCCGGCATCCTCACGACACTGGGCTGTGAAATCCACTGGGCCACCCCTTACAGCGGCCAGTCAAAGCCGGTTGAACGCGGGTTTCGCGATCTGGCCGAGGACATCGCCAAGGACCCGCGGTTTGCCGGTGCCTATACCGGCAATCGCCCCGATGCCAAGCCCGAGAACTACGGCAGCAAGGCGATCCCGCTCGACACCTTCATCCGCGTCGTGGCCGAGGGCATCGAAGAGCACAACTCCCGCCCGGGCCGTCGGGGCCAGACCACGGCAGGCCGGTCGATCCTTGAGACCTTCGAGGAATCCTACGCCGCTGCGCCGATCCGCAAGGCGACCCCAGCACAGCGCCGGCTCTGGCTGATGGGCGCCGAGGGCGTCCAGGCCGATCGCCGCAACGGGCTCGTCCGCTTCATGGGCAACGAATACCATGCCGAGTGGATGTACGAGATCGCCGGTCAGAAGGTTGTCGCGCGGTTCGATCCCGCCGACCTGCGCGCGCCGCTCCACATCTACGCCCTGTCGGGGGCGTACCTGGGTGAAGCCGAATGCCGTGTGGCGGCCGGCTTCCTCGATCTCGAAGAGGCGCGCCAGCACAACTCCGCCCGCAAGCGCTGGATGAAGGCCGAGAAGGAAGCCGCCAAGGCGGCCCGGAAGTTCCGGGCCCAGGAACTCGGCGGGTATCTCGATGGCTTGGCCGCCCGCGCGCCCGTGCCTGCGCCAGAGACCAAGGTGGTGCGCATGACGCCGCAGAAGCGGTTGCCCCGGGGCTTGCCGCAGGCGGCGCCGTTGTCAGAGGCGGAAGCCGCCAAGCGCGCGGCCTTCGTGGCGGACTTCCAGGCCCGCAAATCCGAGAAGGCCGAAGCGGCAACGCAGCGCGACGACGCCCGGACCCGCTTTGCCAGGGCCGAGGAGATCGAGGCGCGGCTGGCCGACGGCGAGACTGTCTCCCGCGACCTGATCCGATGGATGGAGGGCTACCGGCAGACACCAGAATATCGCGTCTTCGCACGCGAAAAAGAGACCACCGTTCGGGACGTGCGACAGGACTGATCGGGGTGAGGTGGCGCGGTGGGATTGGCCCCCACCAGCGCCTGTTGACGAAAGCAACGAGGACAAAATGACAGAGAGCAGTCAGATCCACAATACATTGGCGCCGCTGAGGAACGTCATGAGCTTCATGACCATGGTCGAGCGCCTCGATGGCCGCAGCAGCGGCATCCCCGGCATGGGCTGTTTCTACGGCCCGGCAGGTTTCGGCAAGAGCATGGCGGCGATGTTCTGCGCGATGCGAACACAGGCTTGCCTGGTTCAATGCGAGAGCTGCTGGACCCCCACGGCGCTCTGCGAAGCGATCCTGGAGGAGCTCGGGATCAAGCCGCAATCGACGGTCTGGCGGATGGCCAAGCAGATCCAGCAAGCGCTGGCAAGCGAGAGCATCCCGCTGATGATCGACGAAGCCGACCACATCGTGGCGCGGAAATACATCGAGCTGATCCGCGACATCTACGAGAAGAGCCAGGTGCCGGTGATCCTGATCGGCGAAGAGGCGATGCCCTCCAAGCTTCGCCAGTGGGACCGGATCAACAGCCGGATGCTGGCCCGGGTGCCGGCGCAGCCTCTGGACGATGTCGATTTCGACGTGCTCAAGGGCATCCGTTGCCCTGACGTGACCCTGGGCGACGATCTGGTCGCTGCGATCAAGGCTGCCAGCCGCGGTTCTGCCCGGCTGATCGTCAACAACCTCGACAGCGTGCGCCTGGAGGCTCAGGTGCGCGGCGTGCGCGGCCCGATCTCGCTGGCGGACCTCGGCAATTTCGAACTGCATGACGGCATCCCGGCCGAGATGCGGAGGCTTGCATGAGCTGGCGCACCAAGGACCCCGAACGCCTCGACTATATCTGGCGCAAGGCCCAGGCGCTGAGCCGGTCCGGTCCCTTCACCTATCAGCAGCTGAGCGCTGACGTCGGCATGGACGTCAAATACGTCGGCACGCTCTGCCTCGACTGGGAGAAGGAAGGCCGGCTGCAGCGTGTCCCGGTGGAACAGAGCATGCATGTGCACATGCAGGTGCCCGAGCATCTCAACCGCGATCAGATCGACGTGGAAGAGGGCCGCAGGGACACGCCGCAGGACCGGATGTGGCGGGTGATCCGCAAGCTGGGATCGTTCGACGCGCGCGACGTTGCGATGTTCGCCAACAGCCCCGATCTGGCGGTCTCCGAACGGGCCGCGGCCGAGTTCTGCCGGATGCTCTGCCGGTCCGGTTATCTGCGGGTGCTGCGCAAGGAACAGCCCGGCAAAAAGATCGCGGTCTACCAGCTGGTCAAGAACACCGGCCCGCGCGCGCCGCGCGCCCGGCGGCTCAGCGTGATCTGGGACGAGAACCTCGGAACCATCGCCCATGTGCCGGCAGAGGTGACGTCATGACCTCTGATCCTCTGGCAAAGGCCCGCGCCGCCTGGGGCGAGGAGATGCCCGACTGGGTCGCGCTCCTCGCCTCGGCTTGCGCCACTGCCAGCCAGAACCAGGTCGCCAAGCGCCTCGGCGTCTCGGCCACCCTGATCTCAAACGTGCTGGCGTCGAAATACACCGGCGACATGACCCGGGTCGAAGACCTGGTGCGTGGCGCCTATGCCCGCCAGGTCATGGATTGCCCGGCTCTGGGTGAGCTGCCCACGGACGTCTGCCGGCGCTGGCGCCTGAAGGCGCGCAAGCTCAACAGCGCCAATTCGCTGAACGTCACCATGTTTCGGGCTTGCCGCCGCTGCCCGGTTCACCGGGGAGGCGACAATGAGCAGTAGGTTCGACGACGTCGTCTCCCTGGCCAAAGAGGGCAATCCGCCGGCCGAGATCGCGGTTCAGACCAGACTGGCAGTCAACACGGTCTACCACTACCTCGGCATCGCCCGTCGGGCCGGAGAAGACGTGCCGAAGTTCAAGTCCGGGCCGCGACTGGGGCGCGTCGTCTGTATCGACGCCGCCACAGCCCGCGCGCTGCGTCCGCATGCCAGCCGCCGGTTCTGCAGCACCGACGAGTTGGCCCGGCAGATTGTCCAGCGCGCCGCGAGCTGCGGCCTGATCGACGTCATTCTTGATGATGAGGTGGCGCGCCATGGGTGAACCGGAGCTGACACCGATGCAGGTGATCGAGCTGGCCGCCAGCGCGATCAAGAAGGTCCATATGCATGGCCGGCGCGGGGTCGAAACCGTGACCAACGACGAGATCGTTGCCGTGATCGGCATGGTGCTCGACATGGGCGCCGACGCCCTGGTCAACCTCGAACGCGCCCTGAATGAAGATCGCGACGCTGCCCGGTACCGCTGGATCCGCGACGGCAGCCTCGACCCCGACATCGCATTCCTGACCGGTGAAGACCTCGATCGCGCGATCGACGCCGCGATGGCTGCCACCCTGTCAATCGGCATCCAATTGTGACCCCTTATCGGCGTCCAAATTTGACCGCCTTGGAGCGGAGCTGGCCCGGCGCTGCGTAGTCTCCATGTAACGCAGCGGCGGCGGGCCAGCGGGGTTGTGCTGGGTGTCAGGCTCGGTTCTTGAAGCGCCAGCTTTCGTTGCCGGTTTCGACGATTTCGCAGTGATGGGTGAGCCGGTCGAGGAGCGCCGTGGTCATCTTGGCGTCACCGAAGACGCTGGGCCATTCGCCGAAGGCGAGGTTGGTGGTGACGATGATCGAGGTGCGTTCGTAGAGCTTGCTGATGAGATGGAACAGGAGCTGGCCACCGGTCTGGGCGAAGGGGAGATAGCCAAGCTCGTCGAGGATCAGGAAGTCGAGGCGCGCGATCAGCTCGGCAGTCCGACCCTGCCGTTCGGCACGGGCCTCGGCATCGAGCTTGTTCACCAGGTCGACGACATTGAAGAATCGACCGCGGCGCCCGGTCCGGATGCAGGCGCGGGCAATGCTGACGGCAAGGTGCGTTTTGCCGGTTCCGGTGCCGCCGATCAGCACGAGGTTGCGCTGGTGATCGAGGAAGTCGCCGGTGGCCATGTCGCGGACCAGGGTCTCGTTAATCTCGGTTGCCTCGAAGTCGAACTCTTCCAGGTCCTTGGCCAGCGGCAGCTTGGCGATGGTCATCTGGTATTTGATCGACCGCGCCTGTTTCTCGCTGATCTCGGCGGTCAGCAGGTCGCCGATGATTTGCTGCGGTTCGTGCTGGCGCTTCAGCGCCGTGCCGATGATCTCATCATAGGCCGTCCTCATGCCGTAGAGCTTCAACTGGCCCATTGCGTCCAGCACCTCTGAGCGTTCCATTCCTTGTTCTCCTCAGGCTGTCGTATCGATCACAATTGGCTGCCGGCTCGCATGAGAGCCGCAAGGCATCCGGCGTCGCGATTGTCAGGGGCGGTGGCGGTTCTCGACGGCGCGCCAGAATGTTCAGCACGACACCCGCCGAGTGGACGTTGTGCGACAGGGCCTCGGCGCAGGCCGCTTCAACGGCGTCCAGGCCATCGCTGAGCACAGCGGCGAGGATCTCGACCATCTGCCGGTCACCGCCGGGCTGGCGCTCCAGCTTGCGTCGGACGCGCCGGACTGCAAGCGGCAGGTCCCACTGCTTGAACGGTGCCCCGTTGCGCAAGGCCCCGGGTTTGCGGGCCAGAACGGGTATGTAATGCAGGGGATCGTAGACGGTGTTGTTGCGCCCGAAGACACGTTCATGACTGCCGACGATCCGACCGTCCTGCCAGCATTCGAGCCGATCTGCGTAAGCTCTGATCTCGACCGGCCGCCCCACGGCACGGGCATCGACCGAGTATCTGTTCTTGTCGAACCGCACGAGGCAGGTCTTGGATACCGACGCCGGCACGGCGTGGAAGCCGTCGAAGGGACCGACGTAAGGAACAAGGCTCGGGCGCTCTTCTTCGAACACCTCCCGGATCGTCTTGTCCCGCATCTCCGGGTGCGTGTTCGCCCGGGCATAGGCCAGGCAACGATCTTCGAGCCAGGCGTTCAGTTCGGCATAAGATTTGAACTTCGGCCGTGGGACGAAGAACCGGCGCCGGATCACCCCCACCTGATTCTCGACCTGGCCCTTCTCCCAGCCTGACGCGGGCGTGCAGGCGACAGGGTCGACGAGATAGTGCCCACACATCTGCTGGAAGCGGCGATTGTAGGCCCGGTCCTTGCCGACGAAGATCGCGTCCACCGCGGTCTTCATGTTGTCGTAGATGCCCCGCGCGCAGGCGCCCCCGAAGAACGCGAACCCCCTGTCGTGCGCGTCGAACACCATCTCTTGTGTCTCGCGCGGATAGGCACGGACGAATGGCATCCGGCTGTGACAGAGGCGGACATGAGCGACCTTCACTGTGGTCGTCACCCCGTCGAGGATCACGATCTCATGGCTCCAGTCGAACTGGTAGGCCTCGCCCGGATCGAAGATCAGCGGGACATAGGCACCGGCCGAGGCCTCCTGCGTGGCCTTTGACCAGCCGGCCGCATAGCGCCGCACGGCATCGTAGCCGCCGCCGTAACCCCGGTTGCGCAGCTCTTCGTAAATCCGGACGAGCGTCAGGCGTTCCCGCTTCGGCCGCCGGGCATTCTCGGCCAGGATCTCGTCCAGTTCCGGTCGCCAAGGGTCAATCCTCGGACGAGGCTGCTTCGTGCGATCATAGGTGAACTCCGTGGCACCCGACCGGATCACCTTGCGCACCGTGTTCCGCGAAACCCGAAGCTCGCGGCATATCTGCTTGATCGACTTGCCGTCGATGAAATGCGCGCGCCGGATCTTCGCTATCGTCTCCACGATCAACATCCCCTGACTGCTCCCTCATCCTTTTGAGGAAGCTTCTGAACACAATCGTCAGGGGGGTCACTGTTGGACGCCGATCACCCCGTAACAGGGGTCAATTTTGCATGCCGATCCACACTCTGGACTACCCCGAGACAACCGGGCTGACCTCGGCCTTTAATCTGGGCGTGGATGACGCTGCCTCCGAGGTCAACCAAGGCTCAGGCGCGGACGCGACCGCAGGCTCCAGCGTGACCTACCAGACGGCATATATGGAGGCGCGCGGCGGCAACTCCAACAGCCTGTTCGCGATCCAGACCACCGACCAGGATGATGCGAGTGCTGACCTGACATTCTGCGCGCTGTTCAAGCGCAACGATGCCAATTTCCGTCAGATCATCGGGGCCTATAACGGTGTCACAAATGGCGCGGGCCTCACGACCAATGGGCTGAGCGCGGGCGACGGATCGGCGCTACAGACCTCAATCTACCCCACCAAGTCCACCGGAGCATGGCAGTTTCATGCGGGGCTGATCACCGATGGAACGCTGGTCGCCTTCACTGGCTATTCTGGTCGGCTCCTGATCGGTGACCCCGCTGATTGTACGCGTGTGCAATCGACCAAAGGCGCGCGGATTGGCGGCGCACTGGCGACGTCCTCCACAGCGTCCATGGACATCGCGTCCGTCAGCAAGCACACGCGGGCGCTGACAGAGGGGCAGTTGCTCGACATGTATCGTTTCATGAAAGAGCGGGGCGAGCGGCTCGGGCTGATGGTGGGGTGACGTCATGAGCCCATATCTCTGGATTGGTACGTCATGGGCGGTGGGTCTCCCAGACGAGGAAATCAAGACTGACGGGAAAGCGAGCGCGGGCCGGTCTCACTGCAACGGCTCGCAGCCAGACTCTGGCTTTGCTCAGTACAGCGGTTCCCAAAAAGCGGGAACTATGCGAGAACATGCCAAACTAATGAGGCCAGTTTCATGGGCGCAAATACCAAGATCGAGTGGGCCACTCACACCTTCAACCCGTGGTGGGGATGCACCAAGGTTTCCGAAGCCTGCAAGCACTGCTATGCCGAAAGCTGGGCAAAACGCGTCGGAAAGAACGTGTGGGGACCGAAGGCGGATCGCCGTTTCTTCGGTGATGAACATTGGAAGCATCCGGTTCGCTGGAACCGCGCGGCCGAAGGGGCGGCGGACAGGCCCAGGGTTTTTTGCGCTTCGATGGCGGATGTTTTCGAGCCCCGGCCTGAACTGGAAACCTGGCGCGCACGTCTCTTCGATTTGATCGAAGATACTCCAAATCTCGATTGGCTCTTGCTGACGAAGCGACCTGAGCAAGTCACAGCTCTGGCCAAGTGGGGCAACGACTGGCCAGGCAACGTCTGGCTGGGCACGACTGTCGAGCTCCAGACCCGCGCTGAGGAGCTTCTTCCTCACCTAGAAAAGATTCCTGCTAAAGTGAGGTTTATTTCGGCCGAGCCTCTCTTGGGGCCGCTGGAAATTGATCGTTGGCTTGGCAATACGATCGATTGGGTGATTACCGGGGGAGAGAGCGGACCCAAAGCAAGGCCAGCGAGTCCTGACTGGTTCAGAAGTCTTCATTCGCAATGCATGGCGAATCGAGTAGCGTTTCATTTTAAGCAGTGGGGCGACTGGGCTCCGGGCTATGGAATGAATATGCCAGCAGCTCGCCGCAAGCTCGCCTCGGACGGTACAGAAATGGTCCGGCTGGGTAAAAAGCACGCGGGACGAGAACTGGATGGTTACGAGTGGGATCAGCTTCCAACGGTAAGAACGGCGTAGATCAGGGAAACCTGTTTTCCGAGAACGAGACATTCTCCAAACGGCCCAGAGACACTTTGCCTCCGGAAACGCCAGCTTTGAAGCAGGCGATGGCTGACAACGCACCTGCTCAAACCGACGCGAAATCCCGCCTTATCGCCAGCTACATCTCCAAGTTCCAGCTCGTCACCGGCGGGGGACTTTACATTGACGGGTTCGCGGCTCCTCAAAGCCGCAAGCATCGGGACGCCTGGACCGCACGACGGGTCCTTGAAATATCGCCGCCTCGCCTCCGCACGTTTTGGCTCTGTGACAACGACCCCGAAGGCGTAGACATGCTCCGGGAGTTGAAAGCCGAACATCATGGAAATCCGAAAAGTCGCCGCGTTTTTGTCTATCCGGGGGACTTCAACGATCGGGTGGAAGAGATACTCAGCAGCGGGCGCATCAAGAAACGTACGGCCGTCTTTGCATTTCTGGATCAACGTACTGCCGAGTGCCACTGGGCAACGGTTCAACGCCTTGCAGCATTCAAAGGGCGCACCCGGATCGAGCAATTGTATTTTCTAGGGGTCAGCTGGCTGCACCGGTCGCTGACACAATCGAGGACCCCAGAGCGTCTGGCTGAGCTGGATCGTTGGTGGGGAAGTCGAGGGTGGGAAGAGCTTAAAGACTTGAAACAGATCGAGCTGTCATTGGCGGTCGCTGGAAGGTTTCAATCGGAGCTTGGCTACACTCATACCAACTGGTGGCCAATCTACCTGAAGGAGGGTAGCCGCCGCACAGCCTTCACATTGATCCACGCATCCGATCATCCTGAAGCGCCGAAGCTAATGCGGCGCTCGTTTCAGGAGATCTATGGGTACAAGGAGGGCAGTCCAACCGATGCGCAGGCGGACTTCTTCGGAGATCGGCCTACAGGGGTCACGTCCGTCAAGGTGGTGTAATTTCCCGGATGGCCCGAGGTCATGATCAGGCGGCCTGGGTTGTGATGCTGAGAATGGGGTCGGTCTCCTCGGCGTCGATTTCCGCGAAAGCCTCGACCATCATGTAGCGGCTGGCGGTCTGCCATTCGTCGTTCTGCTCGAACAGCACCGCGCCGATCAGACGGATGATAGATGCCTCGTTCGGGAAGATTCCCACGACGTCTGCGCGGCGCTTCACCTCCTTGTTCAGGCGCTCGATCGGGTTTGTGCTGTGCAACTTCGTGCGGTGCTGGCGGGGGAAGCCCATGTAGGCCAGGACATCGTGCTCGCTCTCGTCCATCAGGTCGGCCAGCTTGGGCCAGCGGGTGCGGAGCTGCTCGGCGACGTGCCGCCAGGTTTCGCCGGCATGCTTGCGGTCGGGCTGGTCGAAGGCCTGGCGGATCGCGGCGGCGACCACGGTGTGCTGACCGCGCGACACATGCGCCAGAGCGTTCCTCATCCAGTGGACGCGGCAGCGTTGCCAAGTGGCCTCGAAGACCCGCTCGATGGCGGCCCTGAGCCCGCTGTGGGCGTCGCTGATCACCAGCTTGGTGCCGTCCAGCCCGCGGGCTTTCAGACCGCGCAGGAAGTCCATCCAGAAGGTCTCGGCCTCGGACGGCCCCAGTCCCAGGCCGATGATTTCCCGCCGCCCGTCGGTATTGGCGGCGACGGCGATTATCGCAGCTACCGAGACGATCCGGCCGCCCTGACGCACCTTGAGATAGGTCGCGTCCAGCCACACGTAGGGCCATTCCCCGGAAAGAGGGCGGTTCAGGAACTCGCCGACGCGCTCGTCGATGTCCTTGCACAGCTTGGAGACCGTGCTTTTCGAGATGCCCTGCAAACCCATTGCCTGCGCCAGTTCGTCGACGCGGCGCGTGGACACGCCACCGATCCACGCCTCCTGGATCACCGCGACCAAGGCCTTCTCCGAGGTCTTGCGCGGCTCCAGAAAGCCGGGGAAATAGCTGCCCTGCCGCAGCTTGGGCACCTTCAGGTTCAGCGTGCCAAGGCGCGTATCGAGCGCCCGCTGGCGATACCCGTTGCGCCAGGTCGTGCGCTGGTCGGCGCGCTCGTGCTTGCCGGCACCGATCAGGCCTTCGACATCGGCCTCCATGATCAGCTGCAGAACGGCCTCGGCGACGGCACGCAGAAAATCGCCGCCGTCCTGCTTTTGGAGAAGCTCAGAAAGGTCCATGTTGGTCTTGGTCATCGGGGTCTCCGTGTGGTCCGTGGTTGAAGTCGCCAAACTCCACCTCGACCATACACCTCGATGGCCACCCGGATTACACCGTTGAAGGCGCAGAAATTACACCACGTGCACGGACACTAACCCTACAGGCGGGTGATGAACCCCGATTTAAGAGGCGTTAAACAGGTAGCTCTAGCTCGACTTCAGGCCGCATGTGAAAACCGTCTGCTGCAAATATTGTCTTCAATCTCTGCAAATTTCGGTTTCACGCTACACCGTTTGTTAGTTGAAACACATTCTTTCAGGGGATACCGGAAGACCTAAGAAGATGCCGGACTTTGCCGGATGGCCTTTAAAATAAGGGCGTTGAGGCTTCTCGCGAGCCGTTGTTCCGGCGAAGTTGCGATTCATGCAGAACACCCCGAAAACGGTGGTTTGGGCGTGAAACGGCTATTCTCGGCGGTCGGGAGGTCATAGCGTTGATGGTTCGTGTAAGCCCTGTTCAATACACGTAAAATCGACATTTGAACCGGTCTTCAGGATGGATTCCAAGGCGCATACCGAGCAATATTCTCGGACGTCGGCGTCCGAGAAAGGTTCAGGCGTCCGAGAACGGGATTTCGACCGTGAGAACAATCACTTGGAGATTTCGCGGCGGTGCAACGCAGGGCTGGAACTCGGACGCGTTTTTCGGGAGCATTCAGGGACCGAGAGTGCCAGATCGAATACCTTCGACGACTTCCATGGCCTTGGAAAATCCGGCTAGCGTCGTTGTTGCGTCGACGGGATAGTCATAGGGCCACTCCACCCGGCGAGTTGTTACGGATGTGCCCGTTCGAAGCTGTGACAGCAGCGACCCGGCCTGAACGCATCCGTCGGTGTCGGTGCTGACGGGTGAACCCGTGTTAACCCGGATCATGCCCCGTCTGCCGGGGAAGTCATGTCCAGAGACACACACTTGCCGAGGACGCTGAGATTCACCGTAGTAGACGAAGATCCCGTCGCGCCCTGACGTGATGTTACATTTTCGATTATCCGACATCGCATCAACGCGGCAATCGATTCGCCAGGCAAAGTCGAGCACGTCGGGCCCCAACGCTACAGAGCCGCTGCCATCAGGGAAGATTTGTATGTGGTAGTTTCCGTCCTTGTAGGAAAGGCGACCTGGCTCGTCTTTCGACACCGGAGCGCTCGCCGGGGCGCAAGCTGAAAGCACAACAAAAAGGAGTACGAGGTTCTTCAGGCCAATCATTATCTCAACTCTCTCTAAGTATAAGTTTAAGTTCAATTAGCTGACGTTGTTTACATTCGCGATCTGCCTTGCGTGGTCAATCATACGGCGCTTTTCTGTGGCGTCTATCCACGGCCCAAGCGCGGCGTCCAGCCGAGCCACGACGCGTCCTAAACATTCGATACGTGCGCCCGACTTGCCCGCCCGCACCACCGGCGGCGTGAAACTGCGCTGAAAGAGGCCGACTAGACAACCGGCCTTGGGTACGGTCAACCATCCTACCTTGATAGTATCGCCGACCGTGAAGGCGCAGAGCGTCGGCTCGAGCTCGGGCTTAAAGGTGCCGTCGATTAGGAGGAGGTCGCCGGGGTTGATCGCGGGCCACATGTCATCGTTGGGCATGAAGATTGCGTTCAAGTGTTCCGCATCCAATCCCTGATCTTCGATCCAACTGCGCGCGAAGGCGAGCTGACTCAGATCGCGATGGACGAGATCGGCGCGGTGAAAGGGAATCGGCAAATAGCCATGTTCCAGCGCTTCGGGGCTGCCGTCCAGGGAGGGACGAACGTACTCTTGGGCGGCCTCGGCAAAACCGATTGCCGAAACCGGTTTGCTTCCGGACGGGAATACCTCTGCCTCCAGTCCAAAGCGTTCGAGAAGAAGAACGGCTGTGGAAAGATGCACATCCTTGCCGTCCCGAATGCTTCGCAACGGACCAATATCCACATTGAGCTCTCGCGCTAATCCGCGAAGCCCATGCTCATGAATGCCTTCGTTCACGAGCTCGGATAGCCGATCTCTCAAAATGCGTGTCACGAATTGCACATTGCAGAAAAATATCTTCTTGACTAGGTGTGCAATTCATAACACATTGTGTCGTGTAACGCACAGTCTGGAAATGACATGCCAACAAAAAAAGATCAGAGCAGGACCGAAAAGTTCGCTTCCGACTTGGACATTCTGGCGGCAGCGTTGGCGGTTCACGTGGGCCGCGCGCAAAGCACGGTCGTCAGATGGGCAACGGGAAGCGGCGATACCTTGAGCCGCCTGAAGTCCGGCAACCACACAATCACGGCGGAACGCATCGATCGTATCCTGACTTGGTTCGATCAGAACTGGGCAGAAGATTTGGAGTGGCCAACTAGCGTCGAGCGCCCGTCTCGGAGGGCGGCGTGATGGCACGAAAGAAAATAGTTGATCTGGTCGGGGTTGTGCACGGTCCGGAAACTGCGCGCTCGCGGGCTGCGAACCAAAGGCGCGCTCGCCTGCTGTGCGTCGTGATCGGCGATGTCAGAGATTCTCTTGAAAGAGAAATTGACGCCAGCGCCATCAAATACTTCGTTCCACAGGTGAGGGCGTTGATTGAACGAGACGCGTATTGGGTCGTGCGAATGCTCCGCCACGTCGAGGCAGGTCGCGGAGTTTCCCAAGAGGTCTATGCCCGGCTCTGCGTCGTCTTATCCCGAATGCCAGACGGTACTGTACGCCAACTTTGCAATCTTGCGCCGATGCCATCCCGGATCACGATGCGAAACCCACAGTGGCCAGCACGGGGAGCGAAATACCTGCGGTTTGAGCCCGGAAATGCGGTTCGTGCTGAGCCAGTGAACGATCCGAAATCGTGGGTTGGATATGAGGGAAAATCATGAGCTGGAGCGTTTGTGACCCGATCCGCCGGGCCGAAACGGCCGCGCGCGGGCTGACCCATACTGAGCGTCTTGCTGTCGCTTGGCGGCTAGTCCAAGGCGTCGATGATCCGGAGGATTTCCACCAGCTCGACATGTTCCTCGGAATGACCGCCGAGCATTGTCGCGACGTGCGCCTTGAAGCGGCCATTGCCGCTGATCGCGAGGCCTTTGCAGAGGGGAACTTTTGCGCGGGTCCGCCCGATGAGAGGCTGCCTGTCTTTTTGCGGGAAGAGTTGCTGGATCGGGCTGCCGCCACTCACGCCGAAACGCCCGATCCTGAGCCAGGGCTGCGCGCACGTATGCGCGTAGCCCTGGCAAAAGCCAGCGAGTGGTTTGCCCGTTCCGATGACACCTGGACCGGTAGCATTGTTGGCGCGCTGTGCTTCGCCGCGGCTGCTGTGATCGGGATCATTTCAGCCGGAGTATTGTGATGAGCCAGCTGCGCCACATAGAAACCTGCGAATTGCCCATTGCCGATATCGAGGTCGAAGGAAGGTTGCGGCCAGTCGACGAGCTCGGCGTTGCGGCCATTCTTTCGACGGTGGCTGAGGGCCAATCGATCACCGACCCAATCGACGTTCGGCGCGTGCGGAAAGGCAAGGCGGAAAGCTACCGACTGGTGGATGGGGCGCATCGTCTGGAAGCGATGAAGCGTCTCGGTCGCGACGTTATTCCGGCATCGGTCTGGGAAGGTACAAGACTTGATGCCAGGCTTCTGGAAATCGAACGCAATCTGGCCAGGGCCGAGATGAAGCCGATCGACAGGGCGGTTTTCCTGCTGGGCTACAAAGACGCCTACGAGGAAAAGTATCCCGAAGCGAAAGCCGCGATTGGCGAAGCCTTGGCTGCCAAGCGGTGGAATGCGACGGGCACTGTGCCCGTCGCATCCTTCGCGGCGATGGTCGGGCAACTTACTGGACAGGATGAGAGTACAATCCGGCGGCAGATCAATGCCGCGCGCCACCTGTCAAAGTCGGAAATCGATGCTGTTCGAGCGGCTCCCCATTGGGTGTCTTTCAAGGATATCGCCGATATCGGCAGGATCGGCGAGGACGATGAGCGCGCCTTTGTTGTCGACAAGCTGGCAAGTGGTGAGGCCAAAAAGGCTTCCAAAGCTCGCAAGCTTTTTGCCTCCGAATCTGGCAAGGCTCATACGCCGGTCGATCCCGTTGAAGCCGAGTTTCAATCGCTTCTGAAGGCTTGGGGCCGGGCGCGCAAATCTGTTCGAGATCGCTTCCTGGAGAAAGTCGCCGCCGAAACCCGAGAAGATGAGGTCGACGGCGATGAGTGACCCCTGCCTTCCCGATCGCGTGTGGTGGACCGCCGAGCAGATCGCTGCTGCCGAACTTGTGGACATGCCTTCCACGCCCCGTCGTATCAACGCGTTGGCTGCGCGCTTCAACTGGCGCGCTGTTCCCGGCAAGGCGCGGCGACGCAAGGGCAAAGGCGGTGGGTGGGAGTACCATTACACGCTCTTTCCGATGCGCGCCCAGCAGGCTCTGCTTGCGGCGGTCAAAGACCCGAAGGTGCCGGAGGTATTGTCGCGCGGCGAAGCCTGGGAGTGGTTCGGGTCGCTTCCCGACTTGGCTCGGGAGACCGCCGAGCGGCGGTTGCTCGTGATCCAGAAGACCGAGGCCCTAGAGCGTGGCGGTCTGGGCCGTGACCTGGCCGTGCGCGAGATTGCGCAGATCGAGATGATCAGTGCCCGGACGATTTGGAACTGGCTCGGTCTGATCGAAGGTGTGCGGGCCGATGATCGGCTGCCGTATCTCGCGCCGCGCCACCGTATCGCCAAACGCAGGGTCGCCCAGGCCGAATGCAGCGAAGAATTCTGGGAGGTGGTCAAAAGTGATTACCTGCGTCCCGAGCGCCCCAGCTTTTCCAGCTGCTACCGCCGTGCCGTGCGGATCGCGAAAGAGCACGGCTGGCAGACCGCCAGCGAGCGGACGCTGCGCAACCGGCTGCATCGCGAGGTGCCGCAGCTGACCATCACGCTTTGCCGCAAGGGTGTGGACGCGCTCAAGGCGCTCTTTCCCTCTCAGACCCGCGACCGGATGTCCTTGCATGCGATGGAAGCGGTCAATGCCGACTATCACCGGCTCGATGTCTTCGTTCGGTGGCCGGCCGAGCCCGGCTCCAACAGCAGTGAGGGGGAAATCGTGCGGCCGCAGCTTGTGGCCTTTCAGGATCTGCATTCGGGCCGCATCCTCAGCTGGCGGCTGGACAAGACGCCGAACAAGGTGGGCGTGTCGCTTGCCCTGGGCGATATGATCGAGCGCTTTGGCATTCCCGACCACGTGGTTCTGGATAACGGCCGGGAGTTTGCCAACAAGTTCCTGACCGGCGGTGTGAAGACCCGTTTCCGCTTCAAGGTCAAGGATGACGACATTCCGGGTGTCCTGACCACGCTGGGCGTCGAAATACACTGGGCGACGCCCTACAGCGGCCAGTCAAAGCCGATTGAACGGGCCTTCAAAGACCTGGCCGACGACATTGCCAAGGATCCGCGTTTCGAGGGCGCCTACACCGGCAATGGCGTCGATGCCAAACCGGAGAACTACGGCAATGCGGCGATCCCCCTGGAAGACTTCATCCGCGTCGTGGCTGAGGGTATCGAAGAGCACAACGCCCGGCCCGGTCGGCGCGGGCAGACCACGGCAGGGCGCTCGATCATCGAGACCTTCGAGGAGTCCTATGCCAATGCGCCGATCCGAAAGGCGACGCCGGAGCAACGCCGGCTCTGGCTGATGGGGGCCGAGGGGGTGAAAGCCGACAGTCGCAACGGGCTGATCCGCTTCATGGGCAACGAATACCACGCCGAATGGATGTACGAGATCGCCGGCGACCGCGTCGTGGCCCGGTTCGATCCGGCCGACCTGCGCGCGCCGCTGCATATCTACGCGCTCGGCGGGGGATACCTGGGAGAGGCCGAGTGCCGCGTTGCCGCCGGCTTCTTCGATCTCGACGAGGCCCGCCAGCACAATGCCGCGCGTAAGAAATGGGTGAAAGCCGAGAAGGAGGCCGCGGCGGCCGCGCGGAAGTATCGCGCACGCGAGCTGGGCGGATACCTCGACGGCATCGGGGCCCGGGAGCCGGCGCCTGCACCGGAGACCAAGGTGGTGCGGATGACGCCCCAAAAGCGCTTGCCCAAGAGCACCCCAAAACCAGCGCCGCTGTCCAAGGCGGAGACTGCCCAGCGCGCTGCCTTCGTGGCGGATTTCCAGGCGCGGAAGTCAACAAAAGACGAAGCTGCCGCCAAGCGCGACGACGCGCGGGAGCGGTTTGCCAGGGCCGAGGAAATCGAGGCCCGGCTGGCCGATGGCGAAGAGGTCTCTCGGGACCTAATCCGCTGGATGGAGGGCTATCGGCAGACACCGGAATATCGCGTCTTCAAACGCGAGAAAGAGACCCCCGCTCGGGACGTGCGACAGGATTGATCGGGGTGAAGGTGGCGCAGCGGGCTGGACCCCCGCCAGCGCCTGTTGACGAAAACAACGAGGTCAGAATGACAGAGAGCAGTCAGATCCACAATACATTGGCGCCCCTGAGGAACGTCATGAGCTTCATGACGATGGTCGAGCGCCTCGACGGCCGCAGCAGCGGCATCCCCGGCATGGGGTGTTTCTACGGCCCGGCCGGCTTCGGCAAGAGCATGGCGGCGATGTACTGCGCCATGCGGACCGAGGCCTGCCTTGTCCAGTGCGAGAGCTGCTGGACGCCCACCGCGCTTTGCGAGGCGATCCTTGACGAACTGGGGATCAAGCCGCAGTCGACCGTCTGGCGGATGGCCAAGCAAATCCAGCAGGCGCTGGCCAGTGAAGGCATTCCGCTGATGATCGACGAGGCCGATCACATCGTGGCCAAGAAGTACATCGAGCTGATCCGCGACATCTACGAGAAATCTCAGGTGCCGGTCATCCTGATCGGCGAGGAGGCGATGCCCTCGAAGCTGCGGCACTGGGAACGGATCAACAGCCGCATGCTGGCGCGCGTTCCGGCGCAACCGCTCGACGACGAGGACTTCGAGGTTCTGAGGAACATCCGCTGCCCGGACGTCGAGCTTGCCGCTGACCTGGTCGCGGCGATCAAGGGTGCGAGCCGTGGCTCGGCCCGGCTGATCGTCAACAACCTCGACAGCGTCCGGCTGGAGGCCCAGGTACGCGGCGTGCGCCGCGCGCTCTCACTGGCCGACCTCGGCAAGTTCGAACTGCATGACGGCATCCCGGCCGAGATGCGGAGGCTCGCATGAGCTGGCGCACCAAGGACCCCGAGCGTCTCGACTATGTCTGGCGCAAGGCGCAGGCGCTGAGTCTGTCCGGCCCGTTCACCTATCAACAGCTGAGTGCCGACGTCGGTATGGACGTCAAGTATATCGGCGTGCTGTGCCTCGACTGGGAAAAGGAAGGCAAGCTGCAGCGCGTGCCGTCGGAGCGGTCTCAGCATGTGCACATGCAGGTCCCCCAGCACTTGAACCGTGGGCGGATTGCCCTCGACGAGGAGGGGAAGGATACCGCTCAGGACCGGATGTGGCGGGTGATCCGCAAGATCGGTTCCTTCGATGCGCGCGACGTGGCGATGTATGCCAACAGCCCTGAGCTGACGATCTCGGAACGCGCCGCGGCAGAGTTCTGCCGGATGCTCTGCCGCTCTGGCTACCTGCGCGTCCTGCGCAAGGAACAGCCTGGCAAGAAGCTGGCGGTCTATCAGCTGGTGAAGAACACCGGGCCGCGCGCACCCCGCGTCCGCCGCCTGAGCGTGATCTGGGACGACAACCTCGAACGGATCACCCATCTGCCGGACGGGGTGACGACATGACCTCGGATCCGCTTGCCAAGGCCCGCGTCGCCTGGGGTGCAGACATGCCCGACTGGGTCGCTCTGCTCGCCAGCGCCTGCGCCGGCGCCAGCCAGAACCAGGTGGCCAAGCGCCTGGGCGTCTCGGCAACGCTGGTCTCGAATGTGCTGGGGGCCAAGTATACCGGCGACATGACCCGCGTCGAAGACATCGTTCGCGGCGCCTACGCCCGCCAGGTCACCGACTGTCCGGCATTGGGCGAGTTGCCCACCGACATTTGCCGCAAGTGGCGCCGGAAGGCGCGCAAGCTCAACAGCGCCAATTCCCTCAATGTCACCATGTTCCGGGCCTGCAACCGGTGCCCGATCCACAAGGGAGCCGATGATGGTCAGTAAGCGTGACGAGGCAATCGCCCTGGCCCGACAGGGACACCCGCCGGCCGAGATCGCTGTCAGGACCGGCCTCGCGGTCAACTCGGTCTATCACTACCTGCGCGAGGCGCGCCGTGCCGGAGAGGACATCCCGAACTTCCAGCGCGGCCCACGTTTGGGGAAGGTGATCTGCATCGACGCCGCGACCGTTCAGGCACTGCGGCCGCATGCCAACCGGCGGATGTGCAGCACCGACGAGCTGGCGCGTCAGATCGTGCGGCGCGCGGCCCAGTGCGAGCTGATCGATTCCATTCTCGACGACGAGGTGGCGCGCCATGGGTGAACCGGAACTGACACCGATGCAGGTCATCGAGCTGACCGCCAGCGCGATCAAGAAGGTGCACCTCCGCGGCCGGCGCGGCGTTGAAATGGTGACCCACGACGAGATCGTCGCCGTGATCGGCACGCTGCTCGACATGGGAGCCGGTGCCCTGGCGGGTCTCGAGGAGGCTTTGGCCGAAGACCGCGATGCTGCGCGGTACCGCTGGCTGCGGATGCGCAATCCCGATGCGATCGAGGCCGGCGGCGTCTTTGCCGGTCTCACCCCCGACAACGTGGTTCTGACCGGCGAGGACCTCGATCAAGCGATCGACGCCGCGATGGCCGAGGTCGACGTCGCGATGGCCGCGACCTCACCCATTCTCAACGAAGGAGAGCAGAGATGACAGAGCAGACGCCAATTCCCGGTGTCGAGATGATCAACGGCACCCCGCACATGCAGGACGGCAAGGGCCGTTGGCAGCCGGTCAGCACCATCAAGCCGCAGGACCTGCTGGAGCATGAGACCGTGTGCAAGATCATCGGCCATGCCGAAGACCTCAGCGCCCAGGTGACCCGGTTCAAGGCGCACACCTTCGACGATCTCGGCGACTTCGAGGCGCTGTTGGCGCAGGAGTACGAAGCGACACGCGGCGGGCAGAAGGGCAACAAGACCTTCCTCAGCTTCGACGGGCTCAAGAAAGTCCAGATCGCGGTGCAGGATCACATCGATTTCGGGCCGCAGCTGCAGGTGGCCAAGGAGCTGATCGACGACTGTCTCAACGAATGGGCGGCCGAGGCCAATGACAACCTGCGCGCCATCGTCACCCGCGCCTTCAATACCGACAAACCGGGCCAGGTGAACCGGGCGGAGATCTTCATGCTGCTGCGGCTGGAGATCGACGACACCCGCTGGAAGCAGGCGATGGTGGCGATCCGCGATGCGATGCGCGTGGTCGGATCCAAGACCTACGTCCGCTGTTATCGCCGCGAGACGCAGGAGAGCCCGTGGCAGGCGATCACCATCGACCTGGCGAAGGCCTGACATGACCCGGGTGATGTCCAAACCTCGCCAGGCCGATCCGGGTCGCGCGCGCAATGCGGTCGCAGGGCTGCGCGAGGTGCTCGGCGAATTGCCGGATCATCACGACTTCGGTGACTACAAAGCCTTCGAGGCAGCCTTCTTTATTGCGCTCGACGGCTTGGCGGCGGCGTTTCGCCGCCTCTGCAAGGACGGCCGGATCAGCCGGAACGACGAGTACTGCACCATCGCGGGGTTTGGCCGGGTGGCCACCTCTCGCATGGGCCTTATCGGCGCGCTGGAGAAGTGGCTGCGCGCCGTTGAACGCAGCCTGAAGGAGGATTGAGACCCATGTTCAAGACACTCTTCGATCGTCTTTTCAAACCCTCGGAACGCCTGTTTCGCGTCGACCGCTGGGACACGAGCGAATGGAAGTATGGCTTCGGCTGGTGGGATGAGGCTTTCGAGATTTACATCGGCAAGCGGATCATCCGCTTTTGCCCGGACGAGGCGGACTTCAGATGAGGCGGCTGACGAAATGGTACGGCTCCTGGAACCCCGCGCCGGGCTGGTGGCTCGCCCCGGCCGGGATTGTCAGCATCGGGCTCTGGCTGGCCTTCGTACTTGCGTGCGCGACATGACCGGCGCCCTGCAACGCAAGATCTTCGTTGGCTGCAAGCAGCTGGGCCTCGACACCGAGGCGCGCCACGATCTGCAGCTTGCGGTCACCGGCAAATCCAGCTTGTCGGACATGACCGACGAGGAAAAGCGCAAGGTGTTGGCGCGGCTGAAGCAAGCGGGCTTCAATCCCGAGTCGAGGAAGCAGGGCGCCAGGCACAAGCGCGCGCCGCGCAATGATCTGCGGCTGATCCATGTCCTGTGGAAGAAGCTGGGCGAGGCCGACGCGCTGCGAGACCCCAGCCGCAAAGGGCTGAACACTTTCATCCGCGCGCGCTTCGAGAAGGTCTGGCAGACCGTGCCGGCCGACGTCGACATGCTGCGGGAGTGGCATCAGATCGACGACGTGATCCAGGCGCTCAAAGCCTGGGCCGAACGGGCAGACGCTGATTTCGATTTCGGGGAGCACAGGAAATGAAGAAGTCCATCCACCCGGTCACTGACCGCGTCGTCGTTCGCTACCTGGAACATGTCACCGGACTCGACATCGAGGCCATCCGCGCCACCATCGGCCGCAAGGTCGAGACCGGTCTGGAGCATGGTGCCGGCGGCGTCCGGGTGGACGGGCTGCATTTCGTGCTGGCAGGCGGCACGGTCACCGACCTGTTTCCGGCCTGCAAACCGCCGAAGCACATCGGGTCCTGCAAACGCCGCCGGGAGATCGAGTGATGCTGACCAGGTGGCCGTTCGGAGCACTGACGCCAATGAAGTACGGCGCAATCCTGGCCGATCCGCCCTGGGCGTACAAGATGCGCTCCGAGAAGGGACACGCCAAGTCACCGGAGGCGCATTACGCCACGATGTCGATTGGCGAACTCCGAGAGCTGCCAGTGGCGGACCTTGCAGGTCCGGATTGCCTGCTCTTTATGTGGAGCACCTGGCCGCACCTGAACCTGTCAATGTTCCTGATGCGAGAGTGGGGCTTCACCTATGTCACCGGTGGCAGCTGGATCAAGCGGACGGTGACCGGCAAGCTGACCTTTGGCACCGGCTACGTCCAGCGTTCGGCCTGCGAGCCCTATCTGGTCGGCCGGATCGGCAAGCCGCAGACCGCCTCGAAATCCGAGCGCAACGTGATCGAGGCCCCGCTGGCGGGTCTGATCCCCGACAAGATCGAGGCGATCCGAAGAGAACATTCCCGCAAGCCGGTTGAGATGCGCGAGATGATCGAGCGTCTTCTGCCGCGCGCTCACAAGTGCGAACTCTTTGCCCGCGAGCCTTGGCCGGGGAACGAAGTCTGGGGCAACGAGTCCGACAAGTTCGGAGCGCCGCAATGACCGATGTCCCCCAGCCGCTCTATCCGCGCCCGCCAGCGCATGTCGCGCCCTTCGTCGAGGTGTTGGGCGTCGACCTCGCGATCCAGTATTTCCTCGAGTTCGGCGGGACGCCCGTCTACCTGGCCAAGAACCCGGCCGGGCGCTCCGAGGTCGAGGCGCTGATCGGCGCCGAGGCCGTGCGCGCCCTGCGCGATCATCCCTACCAGTTGCCGGCGCGCTGTCCGCTGCCGAAAAAGTGGATGGCCCAGGTGCTCTACGCAAAAGGCTTGCCCGTTTTGCAAATTGCCCGCAAACTGCGGACCACCGATGTCGCCGTGCGCCGCAACATCGCTGACATTCGCACCGACCGCGCCCCTCGTCGCGATGATCGGCAGCTGAACCTCTTCTGATACTCCCCACCTGATCCCGCCCCTCGCACAGCCTTGCGAGTGTTTTGCCGTGCTCGCCTCAGGCCATTTTGAGGCGAGGGCCGACCGCCGTGAAGGCGGGCCATGCAGCGGAGATCATCATGCGGACATCCCCAAAGGGCATCGCCTTTCTGGAGCGCCACGAGGGCGTCGTGCTCAAGGCCTATCGTGATCCGGTTGGCATCTGGACGATCGGGGCGGGGCTGACCAAGGCCTCGGGCGTGGTCACGCCGAAGGCCGGCATGGTGATCAGCAAGGGCGATGCAAGCCGTCTGCTCTCTCTGGCGCTTGGCCGGAACTACGAGCCGGCCGTCGCGCGCGCCATGCCGAAGGCTCTGCAGCACGAATTCGACGGCGGCGTGAGCTTCCATTGGAACACCGGTGCCATCGGTCGCGCGAGCTGGGTCAAATCGTGGCGCGCCAAGGCACCTTGGGACAAGATCGCCGATGGTCTGCGCGCCTGGCGCAAGGGCGGCGGGAAGGTTCTGCCCGGTCTCGTGCGCCGTCGCGAGGAAGAATATCAGCTGGTCCGCTACGGCGATTATGGTGCCGGGCTGAGCCCGTCGAAGCCAAGTGGTATGGCGCGGATCGTCGTGGCGCTGTCGAAGGTTGAGCTGGAGCAGGCGCGCCAGGCCTTTGCCAAGCTCGGCTATGATCCCGGTGACGACGAGCGCGGCATTCTCGTGGGCGCTGTCCGCGATTTCCAGGAGGACCATGATCTGACGATCGATGGCCTCCTGGGGCGCGCCACGCTGTCAACCCTGCAGCGCCGTCTCGACGCCGTTACCAAATCCACCACCGCCACCGCCGGCGCGGCCGTGGCCGGCGGCGGGGCCACCGTGGTGCCCGAGGAGCTGACGGCTCAGGTCCCGGGCGGCGACTGGGCTGCCTGGATCGTCTTCGGCCTCTGCGCGCTCTGGCTGGCCAGGACCGCCTGGAGCTACCGCGATGTCATTGCCGTCAAGGTGCAGGGCCGTTTGCCCGCCACGGCCCGTTTCCTGAGGAGCTTCTGATGAACACTGCCTTGCTCATGACCCTTGCGGCCGAGATCGGCGCGCCGATGATCGAACGCATCCTCGGCAGTCGGATCGGCCAGGGCAATGCCGAACTGGCGCAACAGGTGATCACCCGCATTGCCCGCAGCGCCGGGGTGCAGTCGGGCCCTGAGCTCGATGCCCTGATGCAGGAGAGTCCGGAAAGCGTGCGGGACGCGATCATCGACGTCGAGACCCAGACGCCGGAACTGCTGGCGCTCTATGCCCAGGGGCTCGAATTCCAAATGGCCCAGCTGTCCTCGGAGCAGAATGATCCGCTCTGGTACCGCGCCTGGAAGCCGGGCGGAATGTACCTCGTGGGCTTCTTGATCCTGTGGAACGCGGTGATCCTGCATTCGCTGAATGCCGCCTTAAAGATCGCTTTACCGCCCGTTGAATGGGCCACCATCCTGCAGCTGGCGACGCTCTACCTCGGCCTCTACATGGGCGGCCACACCGTCAAGGATGTCGCCTCGAAATGGGTGGCGAAAGGCGGTCGCGCGTGATCGAGTTTACCCTGGCCGACCTCAGAACGCTCTTCGGGCTCCTGCTGCCCGTCGCCGGCATGATCTACACTTGGGTCGCCACCCGTCAGAAGGATGTCGAGACCCGGTTCGCCGACGTCAATCGCCGTTTCGGCGAGGGATCGGAGCGAATGGATCGGCTCGACAGCCGCCTGGCCCGGACCGAGCAGACGGTGCAAGGCCTGCCGTCTCGCAACGACATCCATGCGATCGAGCTGCACATGGAGCGCCAGGCCGGGTCGCTGGCCCGGATGGAGGCCGTGATCGAGGGCACGAGCAAGGTCATGGAACGGCTGGAGACCATCGTCACCCGGCACGAAGACCACCTGCTCAAGAAGGGGAACAGCTAAATGAGCGACTACAGCGAAACCATCCGCAAGCACCGCCGTCTTGCGATCCTCCGCCACCTTGAAGGCTGCACCGACTACACCTCGAACGCCTCGATCCTGACCGACGTGCTCGACGGCGTCGGGTTGCCGTGTTCGCACAGCCAGGTGCTGACCGAGCTCTACTGGCTGAAGGAGAACGAGTTCCTGACGCTGGAGGACAAGTCGGGCTTCGTGGTGGTTGAGGCGACCCGCGCCGGCGCTGAAATCGCCCGGGGCCGTGCCCAGCATCCCGAGATCCAGCGCCCGCGTCCGAAGGCCTGATCCGATGCCGCCCCCCAAGAAAGTTGAACTGCTGCCGGGCGAGTTGCGCACCTGGCTGCACGACGAGCTGAAGGCCCGCGGCTTCGGCGATTACGTCGGACTGGCCGAAGCCCTGAACTTCCGCCTTGAGGAGGAAGGGTTGGAGCTGCGGATCGGCAAATCCGCGCTGCACAACTACGGCCAGGAGTACGAGCAGTTCGCCAAGCTGCAGGAGGAGGCCGGGGCCTGGGCGCAGCAATGGATGTCCGAGAACGATCTCTCAGACGAGGCCGAGCAGCACCGCGTCCTGTTCCAGATGATGACTTCGGTCGCCTTCAAGGTGCTGAAGGCGCAGATGCTGAAGACCGGCGAGGAAATCGATCCGCGCGAGCTGCACTTCCTCGGCAAGATGATGAAGGACGTCATGAGCTCCTCGGGGATCCGCGAGAAGCTGATGTCCGACGAACGCGATCGCATCGCCCGCGAGGCCCGCGCCGCGGCGCAGGCGGAGATGACCGAACGCTTCGACGAGGCCGTGGCAGAGGCCGGGCTGGGCGAAGAGACGGTGGCCAAGATGCGCCGCGACTTCCTGGGGCTGAGAACATGAGCGATCCCGTCATCAACCTGTACAGCTTCCAGGGCCTCGACGGGATCGAGGCCGAAGAGCATGAAGTGCTGGGCCACCTGATCATCAGGCATGACGGCACCATCACCTGGGACCAGCTGCAGGCGGTCAAGAACGAGGTCTGGGGCCGCGACGCTCGCGCGATCGAGGTCTACCCGGTCCAGGGCGACGTGGTGAACGCGGGTAACATGCGCCACCTGTGGCGACTGGGTGCCGGTGACTTCTGCCCCGACCTGCTCCGCCACAATCCCCCCACGCCCACCGACGACACCGACAGCCTGTGCGCCCGCCACGGTGCCGCATGGGCCGAAGCTGAAGAGGTCTTCGCATGATCAGAGCAATTCCCTTCGTCGACCAGCTCAGGCATCGAGACGCCGGCATTCCCGGTTCGATCTATATTGACAGCCGCGCCCAGGGCGGCACCACGCTGCAATTCTTCTGCCCCTGCGGCTGCGGTCAGATGGGCACCGTATCACTCACACCGGACGCCGGTTGGAATGGCGACGAGACCAGCCCGACCCTGGCGGAAAAGATCGGCCTTCCACATCGCGGCTGCGCCGCTCAGTTGAGCGGCGGGTATTGGGAGCCGGGACAATGAGCGAGAACGATCGCCACGACGATCTCGCGGCAGTGGCTTTCTTCCTCGCCGGTGCAGAAGAAGACAAAGCGACCTATGCCGGCCGGACCGGCAATGACGCCTTCGAGAGCTTCTGCCGCCTGATGGTCTGGCCAGCTGACAAGGTGCGCCGCATTGCCAAGGGCGAAGGGCTGGAGCGATGACTGCGCTTGACCCTGCAGCCATCGCCCCGAAGGAGCCGGTGCTTGCCCGCGACGAGACCGGGCTGCCCGACGAGCTGCCGCGCGGCGCCTCGATCCCCGCGGACCTCGATCCGCTGGCCGAGGGCATTCTCATGCTGCACCAGAAGGAGTGGCTGGAGGACACCAGTGACCTGAAAATCGCCGAGAAAGGCCGCCGGACCGGGATCACCTTTGCCGAGGCGCTCGATGACACGCTGATCGCCGCGGCCAGCCGTTCGGCCGGGGGCGACAACGTCTTCTACATCGGCGACACCAAGGACAAGGGCCGCGAGTTCATCGGCTACGTGGCGCATTTCGCCAAGGTCATTGCCGGCGAGCTTCACCAGGTTGAGGAGTTCCTCTTCGAGGACAAGCGCGACGACGGTTCGTCGAAGATGATCACCGCCTACCGGATCACCTTCGCCTCGGGCTACCGCGTCGAAGCCCTGTCGTCGAACCCCGCCAACATCCGGGGCCTTCAGGGCGTGGTGGTGATCGACGAGGCCGCGTTCCACAGCGATGTGCGCGAGGTCATCGACGCGGTGAACGCCCTGCTGATCTGGGGCGGCAAGGTGCGCGTGATCTCGACCCACAACGGCCGGCTCAACCCGTTCAACGAGCTGATCCGCGAGGCCCAAGCTGGCAAGAACCCGTTCAACATCCATCACATCCCGTTTTCGACCGCGGTGGAAAACGGGCTTTATCAGCGCGTGTGCCTGATCAAGGGCAAGCCCTGGAGCCAGGAGGCCCAAGAGGCCTGGGAGGCGCAGATCCGCGGCTCCTACGGCGGACGCACCGCTGCCATGGGGCAGGAGCTCGACGCGATCCCGGCCGACATGGAGGGTGCGGCGCTCACCCGTGTCCAGATCGAGGCCTGCATGGCGCAGGGCATTCCTCTGCACCGGTGGGCGCGGGGAGACGACTTCAAGAATGCCGAGGACAGCGAGCGCAAGCGCCAGGCGGACGAATGGTGCAAGGCGCATCTTGGCCCTGTGCTGAAATCGCTCGACGAGGATCGCCAGCACTTTATGGGAGAGGACTTCGCCCGCTCCGGCGACGTGACCGACATCGTGATTTTCGAGCTGGGCCAAGACCTCGTCCGGCGCTGCAAGCTGATTGTCGAGCTGCGCAACATTCCCTTCGATCAGCAGCGCGACATCCTCTTCTACATCTGCGATCGCATCCCCAACTTCGCCAAGGGCGCGATGGACAAGACCGGCAACGGTGCCTACCTCGCCGAGAAGGCCACCCAGCGCTATGGCAGCCGCATCGTCGAGGTCTCCTTCAGCCGGGAATGGTACGCCCGCGAGATGCCGCCCTACATCGAGGCCTTCAGCGACAAAACGGTGCTCCTGCCGGCGCATGAAGACGTGCTGAGCGACCACCAGGCGCTGCAGTACGTCGATGGGCTGATCCGGGTGCCGGCCGACTTCCGCTTCAAGGGCTCCGACGGGCTGACCCGTCACGGCGACAGCGCCGTCGCCTGCGCCCTGGGCTACTTTGCCAGCCGCCAGGACTACACCGAATACGGCTATCGCGGCCTGAGTGGTCAAGTTGGCGCCAGCCTCGGGACGGCGGAAGAGGCTGAGGGTGCCGAAGGTGCACGTGACGATTGGTGGCGTTCGCCGCTGGGTGCCCGGCTGCGAGGAGGGCTGTGATGCTCGCCGTCCGCCAAAGGTTAACCTTTCGTGAAATCCATCGCCGGACGTTTGCCGCGCATTGCAGCCTGTCCACCAGACGCCTGTCTTTTCGCTCTTTTTCAAGGAGCCGTTAAATGAACAACTCGCCGATTATTCTCGACCGCTGGGGCCGTCCGATCAAACGCACTGAGCTGCGCCAGGAGGTCGCCGCGCCAACGTTTGGTGGCGTGCGCAGCCCGATGTCCGGCTATCCGGCCGACGGGCTGAACCCGCTGCGGTTGGGGGCGATCCTGCGCGAGGCCGATATGGGCGACCCGGTGCGCTACCTGGAGCTGGCCGAAACGATCGAGGAGCGCGACCTGCATTACCTCGGCGTGTTGGGCACCCGCAAAAGGTCGGTCAGCCAGATCGAGATCACCGTCAAGCCCGGCGGCGAGAGCGCGCTCGATGAAGAGCTGGCGACGATGGTGCGCGACTGGCTGCAACGCGACGAGCTGCAGGATGAGCTGTTCAACATCCTCGACGCGATCGGCAAGGGCTTCAGTTTCACCGAGATCCTCTGGGACACCTCGGCCGGGCAGTGGCGGCCGGAGCGGCTGGAGTATCGCGATCCGCGCTGGTTCCGCTTCGATCGCGTTGGGCTGTCCAAGCCGATGATGCTGAATGCGCAGGGGCAGGAAGAACCGCTTCCGGCCTACAAGTTCATCTACAACCAGATGGCCGCGAAATCCGGCCTGCCACTGCGCTCTGGTCTGGCCCGTGCGGTGGTCTGGGGCTGGATGTTCAAGGCCTACACCCAGCGGGACTGGGCGATCTTCACCCAGACCTACGGCCAGCCGCTGCGCGTCGGCAAGTTCGGCCCGGGCTCCAGCGAGACCGACAGGGACACGCTGTTCCGCGCCGTCGCCAACATCGCTGGCGACTGCGCCGCGATCATCCCCGAGTCGATGCAGATCGAGTTCGTCGAGACCGGCAACCTCGGCAGCTCAACCGATCATTACGAGCGCCGCTCGGACTGGCTGGATAAGCAGGTCTCGAAGGCGGTGCTGGGCCAGACCGCGACCACGGACGCCGAGAGCGGCGGGCTGGGCTCGGGCAAGGAACACCGCGAGGTGCAGGAGGACATCGAGCGCGCCGATTGCAAGGCGCTCTCGGCCGTGCTCAACCGCGACCTGGTGCAGCCCTGGGTCATCCTTGAGCGCGGCCCACAGGCGCGCTATCCGCAGATCGTCATCGCCCGGCCGGAGGCCGAAGACCTCAAGGCGTTCTCGGATGCGATCGGTGGGTTGATCGATCGCGGCCTCACGGTACGGGCGCAGGAAGTGCGCGAGAAGTTCGGGCTCGCCACGCCCAAGGCTGGAGACGAAATCCTGCGTCCGACGGCCAAATCCGGGTCGCAGGCGCAGTCAGACGCGGGCAATGGCGACGGGATACCCTCTGAGCGCGGCGTTAAATACCCATTTGATACCCGCGGGCCAAATTCCGGAGCATCGGCCCCACTCCAGACCAAAGGCCCCTCAGCGGGCCGTACAGCGCCTCTCGATCCTGCGGCCGAAGTCGCCGCGCGGCTGGAGGCCGAGGCGGCGCCGGCGGTGGAGGCGATGCTGGGCCAGGTCGAAGTGATGCTCGACGCCGCCTCCGACCTCGCAGAGTTTCGCGAGATGGTGCTGGCCGGCTTTCCGCATGTCGACAACCAGCAGCTGACCGAGGTCATGGCGCAGGCGCTCGTCGCCTCCTTTGCGGCGGGCCGCGTCATGGTGGAGGAGGAAGACGGTGGCTGATCCGCTGGCCGCCGTCTTTCGCCGCCCGTTTCCCGAACAGGTGGCGGCCTTCCGGCTGCGCCTGGGCAATCTGGTGCCGACGGCGCGCTGGGATGACATCTGGCAGGAGGCGCATGACCGCGCCTTCATGGTGGCCAGTGCGACGAAGGCCGATCTTCTAGCCGATCTGGCGGGCGCGGTGGACAAGGCGATCTCCGAAGGGCGCAGCATCGAAGAGTTCCGCCGGGATTTCCGCGCCACGGTCGAGAAGCATGGCTGGCACGGCTGGACCGGCGAAGACACCGAGGCCGGGCAGGCCTGGCGCACCCGGGTCATCTATCGCACCAATGCCCGGACCACCTATGCCGCCGGGCGCTATGCCCAGCTGACCGAGGGTGGCTTTGCCTACTGGATTTACCGCCATGGCGGCTCGCTGGAGCCGCGCGAACAGCACCTGGGCTGGGACGGGCTGATCCTGGAAGCCGGTCATCTGTTCTGGCAGACCCACTATCCGCCGAACGGCTGGGGCTGCAGCTGCTATGTCACCGGCGCGCGCTCGATCGAGGGTGCGCGCCGGCGCGGGGGCGATCCGGCGGTGGAACTCGGCGACGGCTGGCAAAGGCCTGACGCCAAGACCGGTGCGCCGGAGGGGATCGACCGCGGCTGGGCTTATGCGCCGGGTCGCAGCGTGGCCGAGGACGTGACCCGAATGGTGGCGGAGAAGCGGGCAAAGCTGCCGCAGGCTCTCGGCACGGCGCTGGCCAGCGCTGTATCGCCTTCGAGGGCTGTGACGTTTGAAGAACTGCTGGCCGAATTTGAAACGGTGTTAAAGCCCGGTTCAAAGGCAGATGCAGAGGCCCGGATCGAAGCCCTGGTGGCTCGGTTGCCGGAGGCTGAGCGGCCCATGGCGCGGGATATGCTGCGCGAGGCGCTGGAGGAAAAACTGCAATGAACGCGCGTGAAATTGCCGTCCTGGCAGCCTTGCTTGCAGGCGCCTCTGCGCTGACAGCCGAGGAAAAGCTTGCCGACATCCGGTCGAGAGTTCGCCAGCCGCGCATGCCTAGCGGCAAGAACCGAGATAAAGTTAAGGCGGCTCGAAAGCAGCGTCGCAAGGCCAAGAGGCCCTAACCATGATCAAAACCTCTCTCGACGACGCGGAACTCACTGCCGGCCTGGCGCGCATCAAGGCGCATGTCACCGACATGTCGGACCTCATGCAGGACCTGGGCGAGTTGCTGACCGACAGCACCAAAAGCCGGTTTGCAGAAGGCGCAGCGCCCGACGGCACGCCCTGGGCCCCGAAATCCCAGACCACGATCGACGGCTATCAGCAGCGCGAAAAGAAGGCTCGAGTCGACTTCCGTCCGCTCTTCGGTCCGACCGGCCGGCTCTCCTCCGAGGTCTTCTACCAGGCCGGGACAACCAGCATGGAGATCGGCTCGGCGCTGATCTATTCGGCCGTGCAGCAGTTCGGTGCCGGCAAGGGGCAGTTCGGCACGGCAGCAAACGGCAGCTCGATCCCCTGGGGCGACATCCCGGCGCGGCCGTTCATTGGCCTTTCCGACGAGGAGCGCGCCAATGTGAACGCTGAAATCCTCGAATACCTGGCACGTATCACCGCCGCTTGACCTGAGCCGAGAGGCCACGCAAAGTGGCGCCACGGGCAGTGGGCCACGCCCTCGCACAGCGTTGCGAGTGTAAGCACAAGCCCCTGAGCGGCAAATATCGCCGCATGAGCAAGTTTTCCCATATTTCGCTTTCAGCACTGGAGCTGCCCTCGCTGGGGGAGGTGCCCGAATGGGTTCACCTGATCCCCAAGGGGAAATTCGGTGCGCGCGATGGACGTGGTCCTTGGAGGTACGGCAATGCGCAAGATCTGATCACCGCCAGCTTCGCCGCGCGCAAGCGCATCCACATCGATCTCAACCACTCGACCGAGACCGCCGCCAAGCAGGGGCTCGAAGCTCCGGCCGTCGGCTACGTCACGGAGATGGAAGAGCGCGCCGATGGCATCTGGGGCCGCGTCGACTGGACCCGCCGCGGCAAGGAACTCCTGGCGGATCGCGCCTACTGGGGCATCTCGCCGGTCATCCAGTTCGACAAGACCACCGGCGATGTTCACGCCGTGGCCCGCGCCGCGCTCACCAACGATCCGGCGCTCACTGAGCTCACCCCGCTTTCCACAGAGGAGACACAGGAGATGTTCCTGCAGAAACTGGCCAAGATGCTTGGTCTGGGCGAAGACGCGTCCGAAGAGGATGTCACCGCAGCCCTGCAAAAGGCGCTCGACGCCAAGAAGGACGGCGACGAGGGCGAAGGCAATGCCGCGCTGGCCAGCCTGGCCACGGCCCTGGGAGCGGAGGAAGGCGCGGACGTCGCCGCGCTGACCACCCTCGCCAAGACCCTGACGGCCGGGAAGACCGAGACCGCCGAGGCGCTGACCGCGCTGCAGGCCGAGGTCAAGGAACTGCGCGACGGCGGCAAGACGTCTGCCGCCGAGGCCTTTGTCGATCAGGCGATCCGCGACCGGCGCGTCGGCGTCAAGTCCGCGCGGGACGAATATGTCGCGCTGCACGTCGAGAACCCGGAGCGCTGCGAGAAGATGATCGCCGGCCTGCCGAAGCTCGACGCCACCAACACCACGATCGAACCGCCGAAGACCGAGGGCACCACCGCGCTCAGCGCGCAGGAGACCGACGTCGCCGCGATGCTGGGGATCGATCCCGAGAAGATGGCTGCCACCAAGGCGGCTGAAGAGAAACGGAAAGGGGCTCTCTGATGGCTGCTCTCACCAAGGACCGCAACACGCCGCGGCTGCAGGGCGACGTCCTGTCGGGTCTCGTGGCCGCATCCACCACGATCTTCGCCGGCGCCCTGCTGATGCGCAACGCCGCCGGCTACATCGTCGAAGGCCAGACCGCCGCCGGCCTGGTTGGCGTTGGTCGCGCCGAAGAGCGCGTCGACAATGGCTCGGGCTCGAACGGCGACCTGACCGTCAGCTTCCGCCCTGGCGTCTACCCGTTCGAGAATTCGGCGGGTGCCGACGAGATCACCATCGCCGAGATCGGCGACGTGGTCTACGCGGTCGACGATCAGACCGTCGCCAAGACCGACGGGACCGCGTCCCGCTCACCCGCCGGCGTCGTGGCCAATGTCGATGCCGCTGGCGTCGTCTGGGTCCGGCTCGACGAAGCCCTCACCAAAGCGTCTTAAGGGAGACACCTGATGCTGGTAAACGCCGCAAACCTCAACACCCTGCGCACCGGGTTCTCCACTGCCTTCCAGGGTGGCCTGTCGCAGGCCTCGACGATGCACGCCCGTGTGTCGACCGAAGTCAAATCGACCCAGAAAGAACAGAAGTACGGCTGGCTGGGCAAGATCCCCAACGTGCGCGAATGGATCGGCGCCCGCGCCGTGCAGAACCTCGAACAGCACGACTACGCGATCAAGGAGAAGCCCTGGGAACTGACCATAGGCGTCGATCGCGACGACATCGAGACCGACAACCTCGGGATTTACGGCCCGATGTTCACCGAGATGGGCATGTCGACCGGCTCGAAGTGGGATCAACTGGTGTTCGCGCTTCTGAAGACGGGCTTCACCACCGAGTGCTACGACGGCCAGTTCTTCTTCGACACCGATCACCCGGTCAAGAACGAAGCCGGCGAAGAGACCTCGGTTGCCAATACCGATGGCGGGTCCGGCACCCCCTGGTTCCTGCTTGACGTGAGCCGCGCGATCAAGCCGATCATCCTGCAGAAGCGCAAGGACTTCGAGTTCGTCGCCAAGGACAAGCTGACCGACGACAACGTCTTCGACAACAAGGAGTTCGTCTACGGCGCGGATGCGCGCGGCAACGTCGGCTTCGGTTTCTGGCAATTCGCCTGGGGCTCGAAGCAGACGCTGAGCGCGACCACCTACGCCACGGCGCGCTCGGGCCTGTCCAGCATGAAGGGCGACTACGGCCGCCCGCTGGGCATCATGCCCAACCTCCTGGTCGTGCCGCCAGCGCTGGAAAGCGCCGCGCGCAAGATCCTCAACTCGGAAAACGCCGCGGGCGGCGAGACCAACGAATGGAAAGGCACCGCCGAGCTGCTCGTCGTGCCCTGGCTGGCCTGAGGGAGTTGAGCGATGGCTGACAAGAGCGAGAAGCGCAAGGAACTGGAAGCCCGGGCTGCCAAGCAAGACCTGGACTACCCGCACAACATCGGCGACGCCAAGCTCGAAGAGCGGGTCCTGGCTGCGGAAGCGGCCCAGGGCAGCGGGGGACAGGATGCCGGGGGCCAGACGCCGCCGGCATCCACCGAGCCCGAGGGCGTCGAACCTGTCGTCGAGGTCACTGGACCGAGGCAGGGCCGTCGCCGTGCCGGGCATCGCTTCGGGCCCGAGCCGGTCTTCTTCCACGCGGGCGAGCTGACCGAAGACGATCTCGTGGCGCTGGAAGCCGACCCGCTTCTGACCGTGGTGGTGCGCGCCGCCGATAACTGAATTCCAGAGCGAAAGGATCAATCGCGAACCGAGTGGAGCCCGGGCAGATAAGCAGACCCCGCCACCGGCGATCCGAGTAGGGGAGGCCCACCCGAGTTGGCGCCTGCAACGTCTGAGGATGGACGTGACAGCCGGGAGAGACCGGCACCTGAACACCCTTGGCCCTCGCGTTGGCGTAGAAACATTCCCCCCGGGTGGCGCGCGCGAGAGCCAGAGCCTCGGCCGGGGGAAGGCAGCTCTCCGGCCGGGGTACTTTCACCGCGGAGCCCAGAGCATGCCCTATACCTCGCTTTCCGACCTCACCGACCGCTACGGCGAACGCACGCTGATCTCGCTCACTGACCGAGCCGACCCTCCGGCGGGCGCGGTCGATTCCGATGTGATCGACGAGGTTCTGGGCGACACCGACGCGCTGATCGACGGCTATCTCGCCAACCGCTACAAGCTCCCGCTCGCCGAGACGCCGCCGCTGGTGGCCGACATCGCCAAGACCGTCGCGATCTACAAGCTTCACGTCTATTCGCCCGACGACAAGATCGTCGAGGACTACAAGGAGGCGCTGCGCCAGCTGAAGGACATCGGCACCGGTGCGATCAAGCTGCCGGTAGCGGGCATCGCGCCGGCCGACACCGGCGCCGGTGGCGCGCGGATGACCGACCGCGAACGGCCGATGACCGAAGCCAACATGAAGGGCTTCATCTGATGATCGACGCGGTAGTGGCCCGGCTGAGAGACCAGGTAAGCGACCTGCGCAGCGTCGAGGGCGCGGCTGAGTTCAAGAGGCTTCTTGCCGGTCGCGGCGCGCCGCAGAACGACCCCGCCGCTTACGTGATCCCGCTGGGCATGCGGGGCGGCACGGCCGAGGCGATCACCGGGATGTTCACCCAGCAGGTCGCCGAGAGCGTCGGCGTGGTGCTGTTCCTGCGCGGCCATGATCAGACCGGCGCGCGCGCCCTGGGCAACCTGCGGCCCTTCATTGGCACGGTGATCGAAGCCATTGCCGGCTGGCAGCCCTCGGGCGAGATCGGCGTCTTCCAGCTGAGCCGTGGCGCGCTGGTCGATATCAACGGCGGGCTGCTGAGCTACCAGCTCGACTTTTCCATCAATGATCAACTGAGGATCGCATCATGACCGAGACGGCCAAGGACAATGCCGCCCCGCTGCCCGACTCGGGCGGCAGCTACACCCGAGAGGCAGACGGCTCTCTCACCCCCAACCCCGCGCCGAAGAAGCCCGGCCGCAAGCGCCCCGCGAAAGCGGCGGAGAAGGAGGCGTAAATGCCGATTTACTGGAACACCAAGATCGTCACGGTCGATCTTGAAAGCACCTACGGCACCGATGCGACACCTGACGGCGCGGATGCCGTCCTGACCGTCGAGGGCTCGATCACGCCGATGGAAGGCAACGACGTGAACCGCAACCTGGAGACGCCCTGGCTCAGCGCCGATGCGACCATCCCGGCGGAGCTGCATGCCAAGGTGAGCTTCAAGGTCGAGCTGCAGGGGTCCGGCACCGCCGGCACTGCGCCGGGCTGGGGCAAGCTGCTGCGGATGTGCGGCTGCGCCGAGACCGTGGTCGTCGCCACCTCGGTCACCTACAACCCTGTCTCGGATGACCACGAGAGCGGGACGCTCTATTTCTACGTCGGCAAGACCCTGCACAAGCTGGTGGGCACGCGCGGCAACGCCAAGTTCACCGTGAGCGCCCAGGGCATCCCCTACATCGAGTTCGAGTTCACTGGTCTCTTCACCGATCCCGCCGAGGCCACCCGGCCGACGCCCGACCTTTCGGCCTTCCTCAAGCCCTCGCTGGCCACCTCGGCCAACACGCCCACCGGCACCATCGACGGCACCGACTTCGTGATCCGCGCGCTGTCGCTCGACCTCGGCAACCAGGTCGAGAACCGCTTCCTGATCGGTTCCGAAAGTGTGCTGATCACCGATCGGCAGGAAGTGATCGAGGCCACCGTCGAGGCGCAGCCGCTGACCTCCTTCGATCCCTACGCTCTGGCCCGGGCGCAGTCCGAGGTGGCCGTTGCGGTGACCCATGGCACCACAGCTGGCAAGATCGTCACGCTCAATGCGCCGACGGCACAGATGCAGCGTGTTCAGGGTTTGGAGAATGCCCAGAACATTACCGAATGGCCGCTGCGCCTGGTTCCCCTGGCGTCCTCTGGCAACGACCAGTGGACCCTCGTCCTTACCTGATCCGGAGACCGCCCCATGTTCAACGTAACCGCCCGCCCGACCTTCACCCGCACCGTGGTCATCCAGACGCCCGAGGGCGACGGATTCCGCGAGGACAGCCTGAAAGCCACCTTCAAGGTCACGCCCTCGGCCGAGTTCAATTTGCACCGGCTGGAGGATCAGAAGGCCTTCCTGCGCGAGGCGGTGACGAACCTCGACGAGGTGGTGGGCGAAGATGACGCGCCAGTCGCGTTCTCGGCCGAGCTGCTCGACCAGGTGCTCGGCTTCGACAACGTCCGCCTGGCGATGATGTCGACCTATTCCTCGGCCGTGGCGAAGTTCAAGCTGGGAAACTGATCTGGGCAGGGCGTGCTTGGGCCAATGGCACGCTCTGCACCGGCAAAGCCGCCCATGCCGAGGCGATCGAGGACGCAGCCCTCTGGGGCGTCGATCTCGCAGAGGATGAGCTGGATCCGGACATCGGCGCGGTCTGGCAGGACAACGTCGCGGCCGTCGAGGCCTTCCTTGCCTGTCAGACCCAGTGGCGCTGGGTGCCGCGCTACGGCGCCAGGGACCGGGCGGCGGGCCTCGATTACGCCGGCTGCGACGTGGCGCTGCGACATGCCGGCATCGCGGTGAAGCCGGACCTCTGGGAGCAATTCCAGGTGATCGAGCTGGCCGCGAAAGCTGCATTGAACGAGGGTTGAAATGACGTTCAAGGTCTCATTGACGATCGACGCAGACGGCAAGGCAGCCGTTCAGGAGGTCAAGCGCGTCGAGCAGGCCCAGCGCGGCGCTGCCAAGGCCAGCGACGAGCTCGGTCGCAAAAGCCGCACGGCGGCCGGCGGGGTCAGCACGCTCGGCGGATCGGCCAGCGGTGCCGGTGGCCAGGTCGACGAGATGGCCGACGCCAATCGCCGTGCCGCCGGCTCAATGGGCAACCTCGTCGCACAGGGCAACGACGTCCTCACCATGCTGATCGCCGGGCAGGACCCGATGCAGCTGGCGATCCAGCAGGGCACCCAGATCAACCAGGTCTGGGGCCAGATGGGCGTGAAGGGCAAGGACGCCTTCCGTCTTGTCGGCGGGGCCATCATGTCGATGATGAGCCCGATCAACCTGATCACCATCGGCTCGATCGCTGCCGCCGGTGCCATGACGCAATGGTTCTCCAGTGGCGCCGAGGAAGCGAAGACATTTGAGGAGATCCTGAGCGAACTTGAAGAGGCGATGTCCGCCTACACCGAAGCTGCCAACGCAGCCGAAGTGGGGACCGACGAGCTTCGCGCCAAGTTCGGCGAAGCTGCCGGCGAAGTGCGCCGGCTTCTGGAGGAACAAAAGGCCGCTGCCCGGCGCGATGTCACATTCAAGATCAAGGCAAGGATCGAAGCAGACATCGATGAGAGCCTCTTCGGACGCGGCGACGAGTCAGCACTCCATCGAATGGCTCAAGAGTTCGGTGTTTCGCTGTTCGACCCCGATCCCGAAGTCATTCGTGCGCGCAGGGGCATGGTCAACGAGGTGTTGAGCGACTACGCCGAATTGGCCCGCGCAGCCGATGGTTCGGTGACACAGCAAGCGGCGGCGGTCGAAACCCTCATTGGCAGCTACACTCGTGCCGCGCAGGCCTCGGGAGAGATCACCAAGTCCGAGAACGATCGGATCCTCGCCCTTCAGGAACTGCTGCTGAAGCTCCGCGAGATGGAAGCCCTGGAACCCGCTGAAGGAGCGATACCGACCGCCCAGCTGGAAGCCTATCAGCAGTATTACCAGTCGCGCATCCAGGGCGAGGCATTCCTGCAGAGCGCACGCGATCGTGAGGCTGCGGCGCTTGAGCAAATCTACGGTCTCTACAGTCAGACCCGTATCGAGTCGGACGCCAATGTCGCGGCGGTGCGCGAGATGTTGGGTGAGCTGGAGAGCCAGGTCGAGCTGCAACGCCTGATCGCCCAACATGGTGAAGACAGCGCCGAAGTCGCCGCGCATCGTGCGGCGGCCGAACGGGCCGTCCTCGAGGAGACGCTTGCCACCTACGAGGCATCCGAGGCGCTGACTGAAGAAGCGCGGGCGACACTGAGCATCCTTCAGGCAATCTCTGGCATCGACGTCTCTTCAGGCATCTGGGACGGGGCCAGCGCGGCTTCGGCAATGGCTGCCAACCTCGGGGCGGCTGTTGCCCAGATGAATGCGCTGCGGGGCGCTGCTGTCGCCTCGGCGCGGGTCTCGGCCCAGCGGGCTCAGAACCGGCTCGACACGGTTGGTGATCCGGCGGCCCGCGCCGGCGGCGAGGCGGTGATTGATTTTCGCGAAAGCCTCGACGATGGTGGCTATGGGCTCATTTCAGGCGGCCGTGCCGGTGAACTGGCGGCCGCAGAGGCTGATGTTCGCACGGCAGCCGAGGAAGCCGAGCGTCTGAACCAGGCGGCTAATGCGGCGGATACCGAGTACCGGAAGCTTCAGAGCACCCTGGCGGGCGGGGGCTCTGGGCGTCGCGGCCGTACCGGAGGGCGAGGTGCGAGCGCAGCGCAAAAGGAGCGCGACGCCGTTGCCGACTTGATCGGAACCCTCGAAGACCAGCTTGCGATCCTGCGCGAGACCGATCCGATCCAGAAGGAAATGCTGCGCAACCGCGAGGTGCTCAAAGCGGCAACCGACGCCGAACGTGCGGCGGTGCGCGACCTGATCGAGGCGCATGCCGATGAAGAAGAGGCACTGGAGCGCAAGGGCGAGCTGACCGACTTCCTGAAGTCTGAGGGCTATGACCTCTTTACCAGCGCAACACAGGGCGTCGACGCCCTGACCGCAGCGGCAAACCGCGCCGTCGAGGCCTTGGCTGACATGGTCTTCCAGGCGATCCTGCTGGGGGAGGGGCCGCTTGCCGGATTGTTCGGCGGCACGGGTCTTCTCACCGGCCTGGCAGACGCGGTGGCCGGCTCGTTGCTCGGCAAGGGTGGCGCGGCGCCACAGACGCGCGCCGCCGGTGGCATCGTCGGCGAAGACCCGGCTCTGCAGAGGCTCGCGGCCGGCGGGATGGTGGACACCACACCGAGGCGAAGCGCCCAGCGGCCCACCGAATGGCGCAGCATCGACGCCCGGGCCGCCGGCGGCATGATCTACGGCAAGGGTGGCGGCACCTCTGACGACAACCTGACCTGGACCTCGAACGGCGAGTATGTGGTCAACGCCCGTTCCACGGCGCGCAATCGCGGCCTGCTGGAACGGATCAACGCTGGCGAAGAGTTCCCGACACTGGCCCAGGGCGGGATGGTCGGTGGCGGCGGCTCGGGCGGCGGCGGCGCCTTGGCGGTCTCCTTCACCGTCGAGAACCGGTCTTCGGCGCCGGTGGCCGGAGAGGTTCAAGAGGTCGCGGCGCCTGGCGGCGGCCGGGCCTACAAGATGGTGCTGGCCGACATGGTGGGCGATGCGATGGCCACGCCGGGCGGCGGTGCCCGCCGGCAGCTGCGCCAGGGCTATGGCATCAAGCCGCGGGGCACCAAGAGATGACAGTGCCCGTCTGGCCCTCACAGCTGCCCAAGCCCACGCGGACCGGGTACCAGGCATCGCCGCAGGAGGCGCGCATCCGCCGCAATGCCGAGACCGGTCCGCCGGGGTTTCGCCGTCGGTTCTCCTCGACGGCGCGGATGGTGGCGCTGTCCGTCATCTGCAGCCGGTTTCAGAAAGGCTACTTCGACCAGTTCTTCGACGAGACCCTGCAGAAGGGCAGCCTGCCGTTCTGGATGCCTGACCCGGTTACCGACGGCTGGCAGCTGCTCACCGAAGACGGCACGCCGCTCACTACCGAGGACGGCACGCCGCTCCTGATCTCGGCCAACTGGCTCTGCCTGATCACCGAGCCGCCCAGTGAGGCGATCTATGGTCAGCTTGAGTTCGAGATCGCCTTCCAGGTGGCGGTGCTGCCATGAGAGAGGTCTCGATCAACGCCCGTACCGCGCATGAACAGGCTAACAGCGCTGCCGTCGAAGTCATGCTGATCTCGATCGACCACGAGGCGCTGTCGGCACCGGTGCGGCTGTCGACCGACCCGACCGAGCGCCTCTCTGTCGAGCCGCTGCGCTATGGCACGCGCTCGCGCTGGAACGGTGCTGACCCGGTGACCGACCCCTATTTCTTCGTCCTGGTCTCGGCCACGCTGCCCTCGGATCAGGAAGACGCGCCCACCGCATTCTCGCTGACGTTGGCCAATGTCGACAATGACATCGCCAAGCTCCTGCGCTCCTTCACCACGCCCGCCACGGTGAACATGGCCCTTGTCATGGCTGAGACGCCCGACGTCATCGAGCGCGAGGCGCGCGGGCTTCACATGACCTCGGCCGACGGCGATGCAGAGATCGTCGAACTGGTGATCACCCGCGAAGAGATAGAGGCCGAGACCGTGCCCATGGATCGCTTCACGGCACAGCGATTCCCGGGGCTTTTCCGATGAGCTGGTCAGACAGATACGTCGGACTGCCGGCCGCAAAGCTCGGTCGGGGCTGGCAGGGCGTCGATTGCTGGGGGCTGGTGGAGCTGGTCTATCGCGAGGAACTGGGCATCGAGCTGCCGAGCTATGCCGGGACCTACGCCGATCCGAGCGAGGTGGCGGAAGTTTCACGGCTGATCAACGCGGCAGAGGCCCGGGGTCCATGGGTGCCGTCGCATGTGATCCGGACCTTCGACGTGCTGACCTTCGGCGCTGGCCGGTGGCGCAGCCATGTGGGTATCGCCCTCGACGCGCGGCTGATGCTGCATGTCCAGGGCCATGACTGCGCCAAGCTCGAACACTATCGCACCGGCCGCTGGCAGCACCGGTTCAGGGGCGGTTTCAGATACGTTGAAGGGGCGGTTCAATGACCCGTGAACTGATGTCGACCACGTCGATCCCGGTCCTCGACATGGGCGAGGTCCGCTCGGTCGAGGTGCCCGCCGGGCTCACCATCTCCGAGATGATCGAGCGGGCGTTTCCGGCGGCGACCGAAGAGGAACTGGCGGGCCTGCGGGTGCTCATGGTGACCTCGGCCGACGTCGCCGTCGTGCATCCGCGCTTCTGGCCAACCGTGCGGCCCAAGCCCGAGGTCCAGGTCATACTGCGCATGGTGCCGGCAGGCGACAACGCGATGCGCACGGTGCTGACCGTGGTGATCTCGGTCGCGGCCATGGCCCTGGGCCAGTTCTGGGCGGCCGCGATCGTGCCCACCGCCGGGCTCGGCCAGACGCTGGTGGGCGGGCTGATCACCGCCGGGCTGACCGTTGCCGGCACCATGCTGCTGAACGCGCTGATCCCGATCCAGCCTCCGGAAGGTCCCTCGAAACCCGGTCAGACCTATACCATTCAGGGCTGGCAGAACACGGCGCGCCCGAATGAGCCGATCCCCTTTGCCGTGGGCAAGATGCGCACCGCGCCGCCCTTTGCAGCGCCGCCCTATACCACGATCGTCGGCGACGATCAGTTTGTCACCGCGCTCTTCACCTTCGGCTACGGCCCGCTGACCGTCTCCGACATCCGGATCGGCGACACCTCGATCGACGAGTATGACAACGTCGAGCTGCAGCTTTTCGAAGGGCGGACGGATGACGATCCGGTGACCCTCTATCCCCGCCAGGTGCTGGAGCAGCGCGAGGGCGTCGAGCTCACCCGGCCCAGGATCGAGGGCGTCTGGACCGACAAGCCGATCGTGCGCCAGGGCGCCGGCAATGCCACCGAGGTGGCCTTCATCTTCGGCTTTCCCTCCGGGCTTTTCCAGGTGAATGACGACGGCGACACCAAGACCACCGAGGTGCAGGTCCGGATCCGCCAGCGCCTTGTCGGTACCGAGACCTGGACCGACATGATTTCGCTTTCCTTCAAGGCCAAGAAGCGCAAACCGTTCTTCCGCCAGTATCGCACCCAGCTGCCGGCGCGCGGCAAGTATGAGTTCGAGGTCATGCGTCTGACAACCCAGGGCGAGGATGCGCGCCAGTCGCGGACCGTCATCCTCGCGGCGATCCAGAGCTTCCGGCCGGAGCACCCGCTTAACTTCGACAAGCCGCTCGCGCTCCTGGGCGTCCGGATCAAGGCCTCCGAGCAGCTGAGCGGCGCGCTGGATTCGGTGAACGCCGTGGTCGAACGCCAGGCGCTCGACTGGGACGGCACCACCTGGACCGAGCAGGAGAGCCGCAACCCGGCCACCGCCTATCGCACGGCGCTGCAGGGCGACCAGAACCCATGGCCGGTCTCGGACGCCGAGATCGACCTTGAGCAGCTGCAGGACTGGCACGAGTGGTGTGTCGCCAAGGGCCTCAAATACGACCACATCCACGAGCAGCCCCAGAGCTTCGGCGAGATGCTCCTGACCATCTGCGCCGCCGGCCGCGCCACCCCGCGCCATGACGGCGTCAAATGGGGGGTGGTCATCGATCGGCCCGGCGATCCCGTCGTCGATCACATCAGCCCGCGCAATGCCCGCGAGTTCCGCTGGCGGCGCAATTACCTCAAGCCGCCGCATGCGTTCCGAGTCGAGTTCCGAGATGAGACCAACGACTGGGAACTGGCCGAGCGCATCATCCCCTGGCCAGACCACGAGGGGGACATCACCCTGACCGAGGATCTGCCGATGATCGGCAAGACCGACCCCGACGAGGTCTGGATTGAGGCCCGCCGCCGGCAGTACGAGTTGATCCATCGGCCCGACAGTTTCTCGGCTCTTCAGGACGGCGGCGCTCGCGTGGCCACCCGGGGCGACACGGTGATGGCCGCCTTCGATGTGCTCGACCGCACCCTGACCGCCGCGCGCATCCGCGCCGCCGACGGCCAGATGATCACCCTCGACGAGCCGGTGACCATGGAGACCGGCACCGACTATGCGCTGCGCTACCGCACCTACACCGACGCCGAAGATGCGATCGGCAGCTCTGTCGTCGTGCCGCTGGTGACCCGCGCCGGCACGTCGTCGATCGTGCTGGCCAAATCCGCGATCGATGCGCCGCGGATCGGCGAGATCGCCCACTTCGGCCTGCTGGGCGAGGAGAGCCGCGCGCTGCGCATCCGGGGGATCGAGGCCGGTGATGAGTTTGCCCAGGTGGTGCACATGATCGCCGCCGCGCCGGAGATCGACACGCTCACCGACGCCGAGGTGCCACCGCCCTGGACCGGCTACGTCGGCGAGGAAATCGACCTTTCGGAGATCGCCCCACAGGTGCCGCGCTTCGTCACCGCCGAGCTGATCGTCAACACCTCAGAGTTCTCCGGCAGCGAGTTCGTCGTCGGCTATCAGCTGTTGATCGAATTGGCGCCCGGGCTCGCCTCGACGGCACCGGTCTCCGAATACGAGCTGGAGTACCGCGAGGCCGGCGACGTCGCCTGGACGATCGAGATCATCTCGGCCGCCGAAGCTGGCATCGAGCTGGGGCCATTCGACGGCGGTGAGACGATAGAATACCGCGCCCGGGCCAAGGCGGCCGACGGCACGCCGAGCGCCTACACCGCGATCGGAAGCCAGCTCATCCAAGCCGACGCTGCGGTGCCGCAGCCCTCCGACGAGATCACCGTTGAGGGTGGCCTTGGCCACGCCACGCTCACTATTCCGGTGACCGATCCCGCCTGGTCGAAGATCCTGCTCTTCCGGGTGCCGGACGGCGAGACCCTGGGCTCCGAGCACATCGTTGGCGACTACGTTTCGGTTACGCCTGGCACCTTCGCCACCGTAATCGACGGCGATTCAACACGCGTTGATTTTGCGTTGAATGGCGATTTTGCAACCACCGACGACTGGACCGAGGGCACCGGCTGGAACATCGGCACCGGCGACGCCACCCACACTGCAGGCAGCACCGGCCGGCTGTCTCAGGCCGCCGGCGCGCTCGCAGGCCAGCAGCGGATCGCCCTGACGGTGAGTGGCCGGACCGCGGGCACGATCACCCCGATCCTGACCGGCTCCGACGAGGTCGCGGGCACGGCGATCGCGGCAAATGGCCCATTCAGCCAGACGCTCGACGCCGACAGCGCCGCCAGCGCGCCCACAGGCTTTGCCTTGGAGGCCAGCGCGGATTTCGACGGCACGGTGACAGCTGTGGTGCGCTTCCTCGAGACCTCGGTCTGCATCCCGGCGGCGCTCTACGAGTACTACGTCGCGCCGCACAATGTTGCGAATGTTCCCGGCGTGCTCGACGGGCCAGTGTCGGTGCGGGTTCTCTAACGCGCATAAAGGGCATTTCATGGCTGGCCAATCGACCACAACGCTCACCCTCGCATCCGCTCTCACTCATATTCTGGGCGAGTCTGCCTCCGGCACGGTCCGCCAGACGGTTGCAGACCTGGCCGCGCAGTTGGCAGCCACAGATACGTTCCAAACTCTGTTTTCGGTGGCGGCGCCGGAAGACTTCCAAGGCGAATGGAACCCGGCGACCGACGCTTTCCCGTCGAGCGCCAAAAAGGGAGATTTTTGGCGAGTCAGTGCGGCTGGCACAGTGGATAGCGAGGAGTTTTCCAAGAGCGACCTTCTGATCTGCCTCGTGGACAATGCAGCGACCGATACATTCGACGGGAACTGGCACCGCGCTGAATATGCCTCCTTCGCGCACGCGCACGAAATGTCGGAGATCAATGGTCTGCTTGCCGTACTGAAAGACAAAGCGGACACGATCACCGATATGGGGAGCGCACCGAGCGACCGTCCTGGGGACAACCCGGACGCGTTCGCCACCAGTTATATTGGCCAAGGCGCCGACAAGACGTCGCTGAGCGGCGGAACGGTTATTTCAGGGGCGGGGCTGGCTTTTGTCCAAGCAGGCGCGGGCGTGGTTTCTGCGCGACACCCAGTTGCCCTCAACAACGACGTGATCGAGTTTACGGCGCGGTTCCGGCGGACATCGAACCCGAGCGATCCGAACAACCACGCAATCCTGCTGCGCGCGGCATGGCTGGACGAAGACAAGGAGTTGATCGGTGCGGTCGAGACGCTGGCCACAAAATCCGACGCGCTCACTTCGTCGGGCCTGATCGAGTTGTCGGCCCGGGTGTCTCAGCTGGCAGTTGATAATGTGACCGCCCCACCATCCGGGGCGGTCTATGCCTGCCCGTTCATCCAGACCTATGGCGACGATGGCACCACGGCCGTCGAGACGCTGCGCAGCACCGAGGTCTCCGACCTTCATTTAATCGAGATAGCTGACCTGTCGCAGATCATTGCCGATGCACAGGCCGCGACGGCAGCGGCAGAGGCGGCGGCCGACCTGGTCGCGACCGAGACGCTGGACACCATGGCTGACGTGGCAAGCTATACCCGCGCGGCCGGCGTGGGCGTGCTGAGCCTCAAGGGAGGATATGCAGGATTTGACGGCCTTGGCGGTCAATGGGCCTATGACCCGGCCGATACAACCAGCGCCAGCAATCCGCCGGCGGTATTGGTGGGCGCCGACGGCGCGCGGTACAAGCCGGTGTCGATTTCCCGCGAGGTCAAGGTCGAGCAGTTCGGCGGTGCCGCCGACAATGGAACTCTCAACGGTGCGATCGCAAACCGAGCGCTGAGCTATCTTGATGGTCTCGGTGGGGGGCGGCTTATCTTCGGTGAGCCGGGCACGTATTTGCTGGAGGACACCGGCGACAATCCGGCCAAGACCACGCGCCGCGTCTCGATCTATATCCCCTGCGACAATATCGAGATCTTCATTCCGCACCCGGGCACAACCCTCAAGCTGGCCGATGGTCAGCAGACCGATGCCAACGGGCCCGTCGAAATCATCTCATGGGCGAATGCGCGCAGCAATGTGGCCGTCCATGGTCTCGGTCGGATCATTGGCAATACGGCCGGGCAGACCGGCTGGACCGGGGGCTACGCTCAGGTCGCCAACGGGAACATCATTTCCAGCCTCGGGGCGGGTAGCCCGACTGGCACTTACTTTGTGGGCGGCGGCCTGCGGCTGGAGGATCACTTTTCCAACCCGGTTCTGCTCGGCCAGGATATCCTGGCTAACGGGGGCTTGGGTGAGCGGGTCATTCTGAAGGATCTCTATTGCAAGGACTGCGGTGAGGGGCCGCAGTGCTCCGGGTTCGCCTATGCAGAATGGGGCGTCGTGGAGATGGTGGACGAGGCGGGCGTGATCGTCGGGGACTGGCTGGAACCTGCCGCTTGCACCGAAGTCGTGGCGCGCGGCCTGCGCGCGATCGCGCGCGGCGGGGCTTCGGGCAGTTCCGCATTCGATTTCTACAGCTCGAAGCGGGTCAAGCTCGAAGGCTTCGAATTTGACGGTGTGGTGAATGCTTTCGGCACTGGCGAGGACGGCGTTCGCCAGTCCGAGGAGTTCGTGGCATCGGACGGTGTTGTCCGGAATATCACCGGCGCGAACTGCCTGCCGTTCCTACTGAACGGGAGCACATACCTCAGGGACATATCGGTCAAAGATTCGCCGAACGCGACACTTTTCCAGCTCAGCGGGGACGATCCGACAGCGACCGTCACGCTCACCATCGCCACGCCGGGCGTGGTCAGCTGGACGGGTCACAACTTGACGGCGGGCCGTCCGGTGACGTTCTCGACCACCGGCGCGCTGCCCACAGGGATCACCTCTGGTACTATCTACTACGTGAGCGAGGATGGCCTCGAAGAGGACAGTTTCCGGATCACGGCCACGCCGGGCGGGTCGGACATCGCGACGTCCGGCAGCCAGAGCGGCACCCACACTGCGACCAGCAGCGTGACCGTGGAGTTGATCAACGTGCGCGGCGACAACTGCAACGCGGCGGACATCACCGGGAACCGAAAGCTGATCTGGCACGGCGGCGGCAACGTCAACTCGGCCAGCACGTCGCTCCAGGTGTCGCAGAATAGCCCGAACGAAGTGCGTAACCTCGACTTCGATCGCCTCGACTTCCGCAGCCCGAACAACAGCTTTGAGGTGGTCGTGAACGACAATCAGAACCCGATGTTCCTGCGTGGCCGGATGTCTCGGATCGATTTTACCACGCAATCCAAGATCAGCATCACCGACGACACCGACCTGTCGGGGATGGATATCGACGGGGTCCAGCCCGGAAGGCACAAACAGACGGTCGGCAATCCGCTGACCCAGGTCGCCTTTGCCAGCTACATTCACCGCGCAAACGGCGATCTGGCGGCAATCGACAATTACTCGCGCGGGCAGACGGTCAAGATCATTTCGACCGGTGGCTGGAACCTGATCGACCAAAGCCAGGCGGGCGGTGACGATTTCTATCTGGGCGGCTCGAATATCGCGATGACCAACGGCGCCTTCATCACCCTGCAGCGCCTGACAACCGCGGACGGCGTGGCTGCAGATGGATGGTACGTGATCGGTGGCAACTACTGATGAATGGGGGGCTTTGCCCACCATGCTGTGTTTTGCTACCTATGTGATCGAAGGTGTTTTTCGCGCTTTCGTGCGATGAGTTGAATGCGAAGGTTGCAAATTCGGCACAATTAACGGGATGTTTGGCCCGGTGCCATAATTCAAGACCGATCGCGTGCTTTATTAGTCCCGCGTCGCCGGGGGGCGGAGGCAAATTGATGAACAACGCATTTTTTTTCGGAGATAATCTCCACATTTTGCGAGAGTACGTGGCCGACGAGAGCGTCGACCTCGTCTATCTCGACCCGCCGTTCAACTCGAACGCTACTTATAACCTGTTGTTCAAGAGTCCGGACAAGACCAGGTGGTCGGACTCGCAGATCGCGACCTTTGATGACACCTGGAGTTGGGGCGATGTCCCCGCCGAAGCGTTCGAAGAAGTCATTGCGACGCCCGGCAAGACGGCAGACGTCTTGATGTCTCTGCGCTTGATCCTTGGCACCAATGACATGCTCGCATACCTGACGATGATGGCTGCCCGCCTGGTCGAGCTGCACCGGGTCCTGAAGAAGACCGGCAGCCTGTACCTGCACTGCGATCCTACCGCGAGCCACTATTTGAAGGTGATCCTGGACGGCGTTTTCGGCGTCGAAGGGTACCGGAACCAACTGACCTGGGTTCGCTCAAGAAATCCCAAGGGGTCTCAACATCGAATGAAACGGTACGGGCCTTGCACCGACGCGATCTTTTTTTATTCCAAGAGCGCCGCCGCCGAGTTCCATGGCGAGCGAGTGAGGGTTCCGCTTTCGCAGGCGGAAATTGAAGCAAAATATCCGTACCAGGATGACTTGGGAGCTTATGCCGACGGACCTGTCCTTTGTTCCAATAGTATGGGCCCGAGGCCAAATCTGGTGTACGAGTACAAGGGGTTTACTCCTGGGCCTGCTGGTTGGCGCATGAAGCGCTCAGAACTCATCAGGCTAGATGAAGCTGGCAATCTTGCGTGGACCAAGACCGGGTCGCCTAGGCGCAAGCTGCGCCCCAAGCAAGACGAAACGAGCCCAATCGGTGACTGCTGGGAAGACATCCCCCCCTTGAACTCCCAGGCCAAAGAGCGATTGGGATATCCGACCCAAAAGCCTCTGGCTCTCCTGCGGAGGGTCATCGAAGCGTCGTCAAATGAGGGCGACGTCGTCTTGGATCCGTTCTGCGGCTGCGGCACCACGCTGCACGCCGCGCAGGAACTCGGCCGCAAATGGATCGGCATCGACGTGGCAGTCCAGTCTATGCACGTTGTTCAAGACCGTTTAAAACACCATTTTCCGGGCATCAAATACGACGTGTTCGGCATCCCGAAGAGCGCCGATGGCGCGCTCTGGCTGGCCGAGAACCATCCTTTCAAGTTCGAGGAATGGGCTGTCACGGCGCTCGGGGCGATGCACTCAGGCAAGTTCCGGGGCGACGGCGGGATCGACGGAAGCTTCTACTATCTCACAGCCAGCGATGACCGCAGTCGCGGGATCGTTTCGGTCAAGGGCGGCCGAAATCTCAATCCGGGGATGGTTCGTGACCTTGGCGGAACCGTCGAAACCCAGCGTCGACTGACCCGGGACGACAAGGCCATCGGCGTGCTCATTTGCGCTCATGAACCGACCAAGGGCATGCGCGACGCCGCGCGGGAGTTCGGCAAAATCGATACATTTATCGGGCAAATTCCGGCGGTTCAGATCATCACCGTGGCGGAGATGTTTGCGGGCGCGACGATCAACGTGCCGGCCATGCTCGACACGGTGACGGCCGCCGCGATCGGCCGGAAGAAGTCCAAGCTCGATGCGTATCGCAAGCCCAGGGACCTCACTCAGCGCGAGATGATGTTGCCGATCAAGGGGGGCAAGAGCGTCGTCGATTTGATCGACTCGTCCATTGACGTTCCGGTCATGCCTTCGTTCCGCGAGCGCCGCGTCGCAGGATGA